AGAAGATAAACCAATACAAACTATTTCTGAACAAAAAGAACCAATCAAACCAAAACCAACATATAGAACAGAAAAGACAATAAAAGAAGGTATTAGTAAATTAATTTTAAGAAAATTACTTTCTGAATGTGATTATTTTGATGTTATTAAAAAAGAAGTTCCAATGTTATATGATTCAATTCAGGAAAAAATTAAATATTTTAATCCTGCTTTTCACTCTATGACGCCTGAAGGTTTAAACGCTCGTTTAACATTCCTTAATCAATGTGTTAGACCTGGAGAGACAATACCGGTTATTGGAGACAAGGGACAAATTGTTCAAAATGATGCGTTAAATACATCATTTGGGGCACCTCCGGTATTAGTTTTAAGAATTGGTGATTTTTACAATTGTAAAATAATACCTAAAGCGGTTTCATTTAGTTACGACCCATTAGTTTTTGATATGAACCCTGAAGGTATTGGTATTCAACCTATGATTGCTAATGTGTCTCTTAATTTTGATATTATTGGTGGTATGGGACTTGAAAAACCGGTGGAACAATTACAAAATGCGTTATCATTTAACTACTATGGTAATACGGAAATTTATGATGAAAGAGCTGTGTGGACTGACGATAGTTGGAAAAAATTAGATAAACAATATTTCCAATCATTAATTGATGAACAACCAACAGTTACACAGGTTGACAATCAACAAACAAACACTGCGGGTGAAACTATTGGACAAATTCAAACAACCGTTAATGGTGCTAGTGGTCAAACAGGTGATATTACCTATACAAAAATTATGGACAATTTATTAGATGTAAGTCAAGGATATCTTGTTAATATAGTTAACCAATGTGAAAGTACAATTAAATCATATAATGGTGGTATTTGGGAATTAATGTCTAAAGAAAGACAATATCTCGATGGGGAATTCAATTTGGGAACATCAAGTGACTTAGTTACGATATATGGTAAATCTGTTTATCAAGATAAAGTTGATGATTTATTTACTACATTACTTGATGATATATCAAGTGGGACTAATTTTATAATTGTTGGGTTGAATGATGTGTTTACCGATACAACGGCGGTTAGAAGTGTTACAACAAATTTAACAAATTACATTAATACATTAAAGGCTGACTTTAGTAATGGTATTGAGGAAATTAGCAATAACATAGTCCAACAAGAACAGGATATGGTTCAAGTTTTTAGAAAAATTAATTATGTTACCACATTATCTGATGGTGTTATTATTGATAATAAACCTAAAATTTATACATTAACCGCAACAGAAGAAGTCAACACTTCCGGTGCACAAATACAAAGTGATACATTCCAAGAATTAGTATTTGACTATGATTTAGTTGCTGGTAGAATGAATGATTATGATAGAGTTTTAAGTAGTACTGATTATAACATTATTAGTGATGATTATTCCGGTCCAGGAGGATTTACGTCAGCGGTTTTCCAAAGTCCATCAGATAAAAGATTTTTTATGGTAATGGCACAGGTGTTTAATAATAGAAGTAACTTCAATACATTTAAATCCGAAATTATTACCAATGAATTAGATAATACATATAATGGTTTATCAAAACAATTTAATAAGATAGTTGGTGAATTTAGAGATAAAGTTTTAGAAGAATTAGAATCTGAAGAAAAAAATATCAAACTTCTTAAAAAATCTAACGAATATATTACTTGGACTAAAGAAAACATTTATAATAAAGGAAAGGTTCGTAAGTTTACTTATACTACAGAACCTTCATCCTCAAATGAGGAACAGACTAAAAACTTATTGTTATTATATCAAGGTAATAATGGTGGTGATAAAACAATTTGGACTGATAAAACTCAATTTAATTAAAAATGAATAATAGACAAAACTACAATAGATATAATGAATTTTTAATGAATGGGGAGCAAAGTGTTGTCCCATATATTTCAATTTCAAGTAAATCGTCTGATAAGAGATATATTTACAAAGTTGGTCAATCTAGAATGGATAAAATATCTCAACAATACTATGGGACCCCAACGTTTGGGTGGTTGATTCTTGCGGCTAATCCAATCTTTGGTGGTGTGGAATGGAATATACCGGATGCTGCTATATTGACAATACCGTTTCCTTTAGTATCATCATTACAAGAATATAAATCACAATTAGACAATCATTTCTATTATTATGGTAGATAAAACCGAAAATATATTAGTCGAATTCGACTACAACAACATTACAATTATTGACCCAAACAAAGTTATTGATAGTGATAATAAAGTAAAGGAAAGGTATGTTAATCAAGAAGACTTGGTAATGTATGCAAATCTTGAGTGTAGTGTATTACCAAGAACAAAATTGGCAATTGGTACGGGAAATAATGACTCAATTAGAACTATATCTATTGCTAAAATTAATTTTTTAAAACCGGGAGATAAGGCTTATTTAGATAATTCATATACTGACGAGTTAACCGGTAAAGGTGCCATAAAAGGTGATGGTGTTAATCAACCTAAATTCAATAGTGTTGTTAATCCAAATAATAGTGATGATTTTTATCTGAAACAAACAATTAGTTCAGGTGGTAAACCCGGTGCAACGGATAATGGATTATTAGGTATAACCTCAATTAATATTAGACAAGGGTTAGATTTTTTACCAACAATTGATGTCAGATTAGTTGATGTTAAAGGTCGTGCATTATTTGAAGCCGGTGATAATTCACCATACGCAGCCTTTTTTAATTTACCATATCCATTATTTTATTTAACAATTAAAGGTTATTTTGGTAAAGCGGTTAGATTAGGGTTAATGTTACAAAATTTTACAACAACATATAATGCGGAAACATCTAACTTTACTGTTGATTTAAAATTTTATACATACAAGTATACGGTACTAAGTGATATAACGATGGGGGCTCTTTTAGCTACCCCACATATGTATCAATCACGATTTAATATTAGTCAAACTAGTGGTGGTCCAAGTACAACAACAAGAACTAATAATGTTGTTGTTGAAAGAGGTTACCAAAAAATTAGAGAAATGTATAGTGAGTATAAATCAAAAGGTTTAATACCTACTGATTTTCCTGAGATTACATTAATGCAAATGAAAGATAGATTAGATAATTTTATAAAAAATATTCTTGATTCATTTGTCAAACAAAATTTAGACCCATTAACCAATTTAGAAACTTATGGTAATCAATTATTTGATTATCAAAAAGAAGTATTTTATACCCTTAAAACTTCTTGGTTTAACGAGTTTATGGATAATGAAAATTGTTATATTAAAAAGAAAACAGGGCAAAAAATATACACATTTAAGAAAAATTTAGATGGTCAGAAAAAAAATGATGCAATTTCAAAATTAAAAGGTATACTTGACAAATATAATAAACTACTTAATGAAAATGTTACTTGTGGTAATGTTGATGGTAAAGGTAGTTATACTATTGATGGTAAAGTTACAAAATGTTCAATACCTAATGGTATTACTTATGAAAAAGTGTTTCCAATAAAGATAACCTCTGATGATATTGATTTAACGGAAACATATAAATTACAAAGAAAAAATAGTCAACCCACACCTGAAGATTTAACAAAATTCCAAGCGGAATTACAAAATAATAATCGTTTTCAGAGTCTTGATATAACTCTTAAAAACGGGGCAATTCAGTCGATATCACAATACTTTGTTTTTGAAGGTACTAATTCATTTATCGATTTAACTGATAAAATGAATAAAGACTTAAAAACAAAGAGAAATGAAATTGAAGATGCGTTAACTAAAGCTCTTGCGTCATTATTGGAAAATAAAGATAACGGGATTGGGTTTGTTCCAACAATTAGAAACGTATTAGCGGTTATTTTTGCAAATGGTGAGGCGTTTTTACGTTTATTGGATGAAGTTCATACTAAAGCTTGGGAACAGAGGGATAGTAAAATTAGAAAGGGTGTAATTTTTAATCAAGAAATTGCAAATGCGAGTGCTGATAATAAAACTTCAGGTGATGATAAAAATCAACCAGTATATCCTTGGCCTCAAGTAATTAAACAAACACCGGGTGAAAATGGTCAAGAAAAATATGAATTAAGATATCCGGGTGATAGTGATATTATTGGAGAAACAAAAGGTTTTTTATATGATGTATGGCCTGAAATTCAGTTTGTTGAGGAATTTATTAATGGTATGACTCAAAAAACACCACCTCCACCTCCACCAACAAAATCTTCAAATTCTGCTACAGAACCAAGAAGAGTTTCATTAGGGGCAATTGAATTCCCTGTAAACAATGAGATTTATGAAAATAAAGTTGTGAGTAAATATCTTTATGAGATGTATGAGAGAACCTTATTAACATCTCATTATTCAAAATTAGATAGAACAACTAATTTTACATCGGAGGCGGATAAAGTTTCAAACGTCATTAGTGAGGGAGAGTCTATTAATATACAAGATAGTGTATCAGATAATAGTGATGTTGAATTGATTAAGACATTAAAGGAGTATAATCTTAATAATTTCCAAGCGGTTTTAAAACATATTTCAAATGAAGGAAATGGAGCTAGTTGGCAAAATTATATACGAGGAATTTTTAATACGGGTTATATTAAAAATACGGTTGAGAATGCTTCATTTGCATTTATACCTAATAGTGAAATAGATAGTTCACTTTCACAACCTTTAGTTTCATTAAATAATGAAAAAGATATTGTTAATTATATTGCAACATCAACAACTTCAAATAAATATGATTTTACTGACACTTATCCTTTTACCGATAATAATTGGGTTAAAAGTAGTTTAGCTAATGGGATTGCTACTGATGAAAAATTGGCGTTTAATACGACTAAAACATTATTATATAATCCAACTAAAAAAATTGTTTCAAATTTTAATGATAATCAATCTGAGGACACTAAAAAACCAATAACTAATTTTGTTTATAAAAACATAAAAACACCTGAGATAATTAATAATGATTTTAGAAACTTTTATGCAACTAGAACATATGAAAATCAATTACCAACTGAAGGTGATGTTAAATATTTAAATTATAGTGGAATAGTTAGTAACTATCAAACAACATCAATTTTTAATACTCCGTATTTTATAAACGCAATTCAGGAAGGGGTTGAGAGTGATAAAAATGGTGATACTAATCCATATCTTAGTGCTGCTTATTTATTCATTAATAGTTTACCTCTATCAACATTAAGAGAGAAATATAAAAATTATACAGGTAATGAAACAAACTATTCTGATGAAAGTTTGGATTACATATTTGCGTCTATGAAAAAATTCGCTGCGGTCCATAAGGTTCCGTATGCTTGGGTTTTAAAAATAGGTTCAATTTGGCATCGTTATAAAAAATATGTTAATACTAATGTTGATATCTTAACTAATTGTTGGAATAATTTTGATTATGTTAATAATTTTGACCCGGTAACTAATAGTAAAACAAAGACGTATTCAATCATACTTCCGGGACAAACAGGTACTACAACAATTGTGTTGGAACAATATTTGACCGCAACAACGGTTGGTGGGATAAGTTATAATACAACAATTAACACAGGATTTTATCCTAAATTAATTAACGATTTTAATGTTTTTTATCAAGGATATAATATTTTTACAGGGTACACCAATAGTGGTATTCAAAAAGCGTTTACTGATGGTCTTGTTATGACGTATGTTCCGGAGGCGGTTATCAATAACGTACAAGGAATTCCGACAGGATATAATATAAATAATCGAGTAATACCCTGGTCGGTATCGGTTAATGGGGATTATGGTCAATATAAATTTGTGTTTCCATCTAATGGAAGTTTGGTTAACCAAACACAAAGTGAGTGTTTTAACATTCTAGGCCAAATGATTGAAGATGTGTCTGGAAATACTTCTATGTATAATGGGTCTGTTAGATTATTTTGGACAGCACCTAATTATGGTTATTTTGATAATGCTAAAGTTAGTAAACCTGAGCCAATTCATTATTTAAAAGAAATATTTTCCGGTCAATCTGCGCAAGAAAATTTCTCAATAAATGGGAAGTCAACTGATTACACAAAAATGAGTGAAATATTTTCGGTGTTTGATAGAGACGCATTAGACCAATTTGAAAATGAATTTTTAAACTTCTCAATATCGACCTATAATTATGAAGTTGACCCTAACTCTACAGAAACAGATACTGAAAAATCATTTAAAAATTTTCAATCATTGATGAGGATTATGATGAAAATTCCTAATACTAATTTTAATAATGATTTATCGGTTGAAGAAGTTCAATCAAAACAATTAACAAATGTTTCAAATATAATTTCTGAATTTTTAAATTATGACAGTTATTTTAAAATAGGTAATCCATCATCATTTAATAAACAATTGTTTTATACTTTTACAAGTAAGTATTCAGTTAGTGGTAGTAAACATTATATAGCCACACCGGTTACTTGGGATTATTATAATTATGTTACACCAAATTCATTACCTACAGGAACAACCTTAAATAATTCAATTACAACATATCCGTTAGAGTGGAAGGCTTTGGATACTTATGTTGGGTTTTCTGAGATACCTCAATTAACCTATAAAGATGGGGGTTCATATATTACAGATTTCTTTATTGATTGTAATATTGCGTTTGATGTTTATAATATTGAAAAATTGGCACCAATAATTAAAATCTACGCCACTCAAAAATTAAAAGATAATACTTTGAATTACGATAAGTTTGTTAAATTAATGGATGGTTATTTAGATAATTTAGATTCGTTTAATGATAGAATTATTAATAGTACTATTCTTAAAATACAGAAAGCGTTACCGAATGTTAATTTTACTTCTCAAGAAAAACCTGAAACTGTTTTAGAGAGTAAACAAAGTAAACTTGAATTATGGGAATCATTTAAGGCAACAAATGATAAATGGATTTCGGGAACCGATTTTAAAGAAAAAACATTATTTGAAGATGTTTTATTATTGGACAGAGCAAGTCGAGATGTTGGTAATTTGATTCTTGTTGATGTACAAAAATTAAAAAATAACTTAACAGACATTAATGTTAAAACAACTATGTTAGTGTACATCCAAACAATATTAGTTGAAAATAATTTTGTTGTGATGAATATACCATCATATGTTAATTTTTATAATGTTCAAGATGCGGTTAAAAATCCAAAACCAAAACCGGAGGGAACTTTAGAGTTTGCAAACTCGTTATTTGGTACATTTATGAATGTTGATTATAGAAACTCATCGGCAAAAATGGTTTGTTTTTATGCTGGTAAACCAAGTGAACAATTAGATTTAAAAGAGAATGTTGATTATCGTTATAGAAGTGATGCGTTTGATTTAAGACGTGTTGATAATCCATTAGTGGAAAACCAAATAGGTAAAAACGATTGGGATAAGTCAAACAAAGTTGTTGGGTTTAATGTGGATATTGGGCCTCAAAATCAATCAATATTTAAAGGATTTAATGTATCACAAAACCCTGGAAAGGCGACTGCTGAGTCATTAGAAGTTTTAAATCAAATGGCTAATCAATCAAACAATAGAGGAGGTGCTACCCAAAACAATTCATTATATAATTTATATAAAAATAGAAGTTATTCTTGTCAGGTAACTATGATGGGTAACGCTATGATACAACCTACAATGTATTTTAATTTAAGATATGTTCCTATGTTTAGTGGTCCATATATGATTCAAACAGTTAATCATTCAATATCTCCGGGTAACTTTGAAACAACGTTTGAGGGTATTAGACAACCAACAGCATCATTACCTAAGGTGGACAATTATATTCAATCTTTAAAAACAACATTATTACAATCAATTATAGACAAAAATAAAAAAGATAGGCAAGAAAAAGAAAAGGCAATTAAATCTACGACCGCAACTACTACTAATACTAATATTAAAAAACAAACTAGTGATAAAGTTGATGAAAATACAAAACAAGATGGTACAAAACAAAGTAATAGTCAAAATTGTACACCCAAAGAAAAATATAATAAATTTACGGTGACTGATGATAAAGTAAGTTCTAGTGCAACATATAAAGAAGTTGTTGATTTAATATTGTCAAAAACTAAGGATAAACCGGAAAAATTAAGATATGTTGTTTTTGCTACAATGTATATAAGGTCATCTCAAAGTGGTATGTTACAATCTCAATCCAATAATTATAGTGCTGTGGATTTATTACAAGATTGGGGACCATCTGTTGAACCTTTTTTTACCACTAAAAAATATTATTGTAGTGATTCAAATAAACCATATGTTGTGTTTGATAGTTTAAATCAAAATGTTGATTTTTTAATTTCTAGATATGAAAAAAGAGTTGCTAACATTGCTACTATATCGGCAACAGATATTACTAAATTCATTATATTAAATGCTGACTCAGATATAAGTCCGGATTCTGTTTATACATCAATGAGTTCTACAGATATTCAAACAATTGAAAGTCGTGTGCAAGAATCTATTCAAAAATTTAATCCAATATCAGGTAATTACACCAATACACCACCACCGGCGGACGTTCCGGCTCCAGACCCATTCGATTTTGTTGTTGAAGAAGTGGGCGGCTCATTTAATAAGTTGACGGTAACCATAAAACCAAATGTTGGTGTATGGAAAATGTTTGTTGCTGAATATAAATATTACAAAGTAACATCTGAATGTGGTAGTTCCGAGGGGTCAGGAAGAAGGTTAGATGAGTATTTTTCAACAAATAAAGAAACGTTTACAATAACTAGACAAAATATTTTGGATGATGAGGGTTGTGGTGCAACGACGGCTCAAAAAGATTTAGTTGGTAAATATACATACCGTATATGGATTTATGCAAATCTCGATTTACCGGTAACTAATGTTGGAGAAAGTTCAAGACAACAAGCAATTTGGAATGACTACGTTATTAGTTTTGAGATAAAATAACATTTACAAATAAACAGATATTTATATATAAAAAAGATTATGGACACAAAATCATTATTAGAAAATTACTTAGGTAAAAAAACTCGTACTACGGAAAAAGATATGGGTAACGGCTCAAAGCAAGTTTGCGATTTAGATTCAGGAGATTGTTATACAATTAGAATGAAAGACGGTCTAATTGAAAGAGTTGACAATACAATGAGTCAAAATAGAAAAATACAGGTTGAAACAACAACCGGTGTAAAACAATTATTAAACGGATAATATGAAAAAAATTGATAATAGAATTTTAGAGGAAATTGCTAGATATAATTCAATCAATAATTATATTGTTGAACAGGATGCTACTTTACCACCACCTCCGGGTGAGGGAGACCCTAACGTAGCACCACCTGGTGGAGCTCCGGCACCCGCTGACCCGAATGTTGCTCCTGCAGCTCCTGCAGCTCCCGCAGGACCACAACCGGTTGATTTAGAAAATGACCCTGATGTAGAAAAAGTTGGTGAAGGAGATTCTGAAGGTAAAACTGAAGAAATGGATATTACCGATTTAGTAAAATCTCAGAAAAAAGTTGAACAAAAACAAGAAGAGTATTTTGAAAACTTATTCCAACATTTAGATAATTTAGAAAGTAAATTAGGTGAGATGGATGGTATTATGTCTAAATTAAATGACTTAGAAATGAAGGTTGAAAAATATAGAGAAAAAACTCCTCAAGAAAAATTAGAACTTAGAAGTTTAGATTCGGGACCATTCAACCAAAAATTAAGTCAATTCTTTGATGATAAAGAAGAGGATATGGAAAAATCCGGAAAAAATGAATATATTTTAACTCAAGATGATGTTGAAGATTATTCACCGGTTGAAATTAAAAAAACATTTAGAAATTTTGGAGATGAAGGAAAACCAACATCATTCCAACAATTAAGATAAATAAGACGGACTAAAAAAGTCCGTTTTATTTTCACAAACAATTTGACAAACACACGGCTGACACTTATACTTTTATAAACCTTTAAATATTTTAAACACTATGGCGACAAATTCATTAGACGCAGTTTTAGCTCAATACGAGAAAGCTAAACAAGGTAGTACTTCTTCTACCTCAAAATTTACACAAGAAGAAAGAATGAAAAAATACTTCGCGGCAATCCTTACCGATAAGGAGACCCAAGGACAAAAAAGATTAAGAATCTTACCAACAAAAGATGGTTCTTCACCATTTAAAGAAGTTTGGTACCACGAGATTCAAGTTGATGGAAAATTCCAAAAATTCTATGACCCGGGAAAAAATGACAACGAACGTTCACCTTTAACAGAGGTTTACGAAGAATTACGTTCAACAGGTAAAGAAGCTGATAAAAAATTGGCATCAAATTACTTGTCACGTAAATTCTACATTGTTAAAGTTATCGACAGAGATAATGAAGAAGATGGTGTTAAATTTTGGAGATTCAAATCTAACTACAAAAATGAGGGAATCTATGATAAAATTATCCCTATCTACAGAAACAAAGGAGATATTGCTGACCCTGAAAAAGGTAGAGACCTTATTTTAGAATTAACTAAGGCAAAAACTCCAAAAGGTGCTTACTACACCGTAATTCAAACTGTTATGTATGATGATGCTGAACCTGTTCATTCGGACAAAGAACTTGCTAACTCTTGGATTAACGATGAGTTAACTTGGGAAGATGTTTATTCTAAAAAACCGGTTGAATACTTAGAGGCGATTGCAAGAGGTGAAACTCCAAAATGGAACTCTGATAAAGGTGGTTACGATTATGGTGATTCATCTGAAGATGAGACTTCATTTGGTGGTTCTAAATCTTCAGGTTATGAAGACCCACAAGCGGACGCTGAAGGGGATGATGATATGCCGTTCTAATCAAACAAAACTTGGACATATAACTTGAGCACTGAGATTACTTGGTGCTCAACTTGTCTAAACAAACTAAAAAATTAAATTAAAATAGACATATGGCGATAAAAAAACACGATTTTAAGTCCATTAAGGACAAATTCTCAACATCTGCAAAATACAAACCACAAAATTTTTTTGATTTAGGTCCTGACTTCTTGGACGCTGTGGGATTACCTGGTCCGGCTATAGGGCACTTAAATATGTTCTTGGGTCATTCTGATACAGGAAAAACAACCGCGTTAGTTAAAACCGCTGTTAGTGCTCAAAAAAAAGGTATTTTACCGGTCTTTATTATTACTGAACAGAAATGGTCGTTCGAGCACGCCAAATTAATGGGGTTTGAATGTGAAGAAGTTGTTGATGAAGAAACCGGAGAATTAGATTGGGATGGATTCTTTATATTTAACAATAATTTTGAATATATTGAACAAATCACTGATTATATTAATTCGTTACTTGACGCTCAAGAAAAAGGAGAGTTAGATTACAGTTTATGTATAATGTGGGATAGTGTGGGTAGTGTTCCTTGCAAAATGACTTTTGACGGAAAAGGTGGGAAGCAACACACCGCCGGAGCGTTATCTGATAAAATTGGGATGGGTATAAATCAGAGAATATCGGGTAGTAGAAGGTCAGATTCAAAATATGAAAACACTTTAATTATCGTGAATCAACCTTGGGTGGAGTTACCGGATAATCCATTTGGTCAACCCAAAATTATGGCAAAGGGAGGAAATGCTATTTGGTTAAATTCTTCATTAGTATTTTTATTTGGTAATCAAAAAGGTGCGGGAACAAATAAGATAACCGCTACCAAAGATAAAAGAAGTATCAAATTTGCGATTAGAAGTAAAGTTTCGGTCTTAAAAAATCACATTAACGGATTGGGTTATGAAGATGGTAAGATTATTGTAACCCCACACGGATTTTTAGCGGGTAAAGATTCTACGGAAGAAAAATCAAATATTGAAAAATATAAAAAAGAATACGCCGACTATTGGAGAGAAATTATAGGAACTGATGGTGATTTTGATTTGAAAGAAGAAAAAGAGTAACAAAATATTATAGTAACGAATACAAACAAAACGAGTGACTAAAACACTATTAGTGGATGGGAATAACCTAACAAAGATTGGGTTTCACGGGGTTAAAGATTTTTTTAACGGAACAAAACACATAGGAGCTGTTTGGCACTTTGTGAATACCCTTCGCCGACTTATAGACGAAGAAAATTACGATAAGGTTGTTGTTATGTGGGATGGTGATGATAATTCCCTTACCCGAAAAACATTATATCCCCAATATAAAGAAAAGCGACGTATAACCGATGACTTTAGAGACCAATCTTTTGAAGAACAAAAAGAGAGAATTAAGGAGTATTTGGAAGAGTGTTATATAAGACAAATAAACGTCGAAAAAAACGAGGCGGATGACCTTATATCGTGGTATTGTAAAATAGCTACAGACGAAACTATTACCATATTCTCGGGGGATAAAGACCTTATCCAACTTATCTCGGATAAAGTGTCGGTATATTATCCAAAAACAAAACAAACATTCAGAAACGGAGACAAAGTGATGTTGGAATATTATTATTTTCCACATCAAAATGTTCGTACCTATAAGATTTTATCCGGTGATAAATCGGACAATATTGATGGTATATCAGGCTTAGGTGAGAAAACTTTAATTAAGTTTTTTCCTGAGCTACTTGAAAAAACCGTTTCTGTTTCCGATATTTTAGAAAAGGCTGAAATCCTACTAAAAGAGAATAAAAGTAATAAGACTTTACAGAATCTATTATCAGGGAAAACAAGAACCGGAGTATATGGGGATGAATTTTTTGAGGTTAATCAAAAAATAGTTGATTTATCAAATCCTCTAATAACTGATGAAGGAAAGGAGATTGTTGAATTATATTATAAGGAAACTTTGGACCCTGATGGGAGGGGTTATAGGAATCTTATAAAGATGATGATGGAGGATGGGTTTTTCAAATATCTACCGAAAGTTGATGATGCGTGGGTTAATTTTGTTAGACCCTTTATGAAACTAACAAGAAAAGAAAAAAGAAATTACAAAAACAATTAATTAAAAATTATGAAAGACCAAGATTCAGTAAAATTAGAATTCTTAATGATGGTAAACGATAACATTATCGTTCAAAGATTTTTCAACGTAAGAGAGTTTAACAATGAGGCAAAAAACTCATTAGAACTTTATGAGTTATTGAGAGATTTTAAGGATGATATTAAACAACAATTATCGTTAAAAACCGTAACGTATATGACGGATAATATGTACGAAATTATTAACAATCCGGCTATTTTGGATACGTCATATATTGATGGTCCGGAGTACTTTAACATCTTCATCAAACAAAATGATGTGACAATTTGTCATAGACAGGTGGATGCTAAAGTATACCCTCCAAAGATAAGATATACTGTGGATGTACGCCCACACCTAAAAAACTTGTTGATGAATTTGACTGACATTTTCTCGTCAAAAAATTTAACAAAAAAATATATGGAGGTTAAGCTAAGTGTGTAGTATTTATTAATACACTAAAAGAAAAATATATGGCGTCAAACAAAAATTTCGAGTATCTAGGTAGCACCTTTCAGATACAATTATTAAACCAAATCATTATCGACAAAGACTTCTCACGGTCAATTATAGACGTGATTGAAACAAGTTATTTTGAGAATAAATATTTCAAATTAATCATCCAAATGATTAAGGAGTATTATACAAAATACGAACATACACCAACCTTTGACACCTTAGAACAAATTACTAAATCTGAGATACAACAACCTCTGGCGGCAAAAATCATTATTGATACCCTTACAAAAGTTAAGGAGTCAACTCTTGATGGGGCTGAATTTGTACAAGAAAAATCTATGAAATTTTGTAAACAACAAGAGTTACAAAAAGTAATGGTTAAAGCTCAAAAAATCATCGATACCGGTGAGTTTGAGAGTTACGACACATTAGAAGAGATGGTAAGTAAAGCTCTTCAAGTAGGGGAACACGATAAAGGGACTGAGAGTGTTTTTAGTAACTTAGATGAAGTTTTAAACGAGGATTATCGTCATCCGATACCGATGGGTATTCCGGGGATAGATAGACTCTTAAAAGGTGGTTTAGCAAAGGGTGAAATCGGTGTTGTTTTAGCACCAACAGGTGTAGGTAAATCGACTTTACTTACAAAAATCTCAAATCACGCATTTAATTTGGGATATAATGTTTTACAAATTTTCTTTGAGGATAACCCAAAGATTATTCAACGTAAACACATTACATTATGGACAAAAATACATCCTGATGAATTGTCTATAAGAAAAGATGAAGTTATGGAAAAAGTTAAAGCAGTTAAGGAAACAATGACTAACCAACTTATCCTTAAAAAACTACCATCTGATACCGTAACGATGATGCAGATTAAGAATCAAATTAGAAAAATGATGTCTGAAGGAATCAAAATTGATATGGTGTTATTGGACTACATTGATTGTGTGGTTCCGGATAAAAACTTGGGTGATGAATGGAAATCTGAGGGTTCAGTTATGAGAGGATTCGAGGCTATGTGTCACGAACTTGATTTAGTAGGATGGACGGCAACTCAGGGTAATAGAAGTTCAATATCTTCGGATGTGGTAACTACCGACCAAATGGGTGGTTCCATAAAAAAAGCACAGGTTGGACACGTAATCATTTCCGTGGCTAAATCTCTACAACAAAAAGAAATGAAACTAGCGACGATTGCAATTACTAAATCACGTATTGGTGATGATGGTATTGTCTTTGAAAATTGTAAGTTTGATAATGGTATGTTGGAGATTGATACTGAGAGTTCAGTAACATTCTTAGGATTAGAAGAACAAACTGAAGAACGAAATAAACAAAGAATCAAAGATTTGTTAGATAAAAGAAAAGAAAAAAATCAACAACAAAATAATTAATATGAAAGAAAAAATATTAGAACCGAATAACGATAGATTCGTTATCTTCCCAATCGAACATAATGATATATGGGAATTTTACAAACAACACCAAGCGGCGTTTTGGACCGCTGAAGAAGTAGATTTATCTAACGATATTAGAGATTGGGAAAATCTATCTGATAATGAGAGATTTTTCCTTAAAAATGTATTAGCGTTTTTTGCTGCGTCTGATGGTATTGTGAATGAAAATTTGGCTGAGAATTTCTTAAAAGAAGTTCAATATGCTGAAGCAAAATTCTTCTACGGGTTTCAAATTATGATGGAGAACATTCACTCTTTAATGTATTCATTATTGATTGATACTTATGTGTCTGATGAAAAAGAGAAAGACGAGTGTTTCCACGCAATTGATAGATTGCCGGCAGTTCAAAAGAAGGCTAAATGGGCACTTGATTGGATTGAAAATGCTTCCTTCCAAGAAAGATTAGTAGCGTTTGCTGCGGTTGAAGGTATTTTCTTCTCCGGTTCATTCTGTTCTATCTTTTGGATGAAATCAAGAGGTATTATGCAAGGATTATGTAATGCTAATAGTCTTATCTTTAAGGATGAAAACTTACACTGTGATTTTGCAATCCATTTGATTAACAATCACGTTGAGAACAAACCAACAGAAAAAAGAATCAAAGAAATTTTATTGTCTGCATTAGAGATTGAAAAAGAATTTATTACTGAGTCATTACCAGTATCATTAATCGGTATGAACTCAAATTTGATGAAACAATATCTTGAATTTGTAACTGACGGACTACTAATTAAATTTGGGTGTAAGAAACATTTTAATGTTGAACAACCATTTAAATTTATGGAACAGATTGCTGTTGAAACAAAGGGTAATTTCTTTGAGTCAAGAACTATGGAATACCAAAAAGCTAAATTAGGAGAATCATTAACATTTACGGAGGATTTTTAATATGATGTCACTAAAGATAAAAAAAAGAGGGGGTGACGAGGTATCGTTTAACCCCCAAAAAATTTATAATAGAGTTAAACGAGCGGCAAGAGGATTAAACGTAAATGCTGATGAGGTATTCATTAAGGTGATTACTTCGGTTCCAACAGAGGGTATTATTACAACTAAAGAGTTGGATAAATTGGTTTATGAAATTGCTGCGGCGTATACCGGAAGTCACCACGATTATTCAAGATTGGCGTCTTCTGTGGCTATTTCTGCATATCACAAAGAAACTGATGAAAGTTTCTGTAACACAATGCACACATTACACGTTGATGGTATCATTAACGATAAGTTAATGGAAACTATTGAACTATATGGTCCTGAAAATATTGATTCTGTAATTAATCACGAGAATGATTACAATTTTGATTATTTTGCGTGGAAATCATTACAAGAAATGTATTTATTAAAAAATCCTGAAGGTAGAGTAATTGAAAGACCTCAACATATGTATATGAGAGTTGCTCTATGGGTAACTAAATCATTTGAACAAGCGGTTGAGTATTATCAATCATTATCAAATCAACTTATATCTCCTGCAACACCGATTATGATTAATGCGGGAACTAAAACACCTCAACTAGCATCTTGTGTATTGAAATACAATCACGGGGATTCAAGAGAAGGGTTATTACAAACATTCAACGACATTTCAACTTATTCATCTGATGCTGCTGGTATTGGATTATGTATGTCTAATGTTCGTAGTAAAGAAAGTCGTATTAACTCATCAGGTGGATTTGCCGGTGGTTTATTAAAATACCTAAAGATTGTTAATGAAGGGTTAAGATTCTTCAACCAACAAGGGAGAAGACCGGGTAGTGCGGCTATCTACATTGAGCCTTGGCATAAGGACATCATAGACTTACTTGAAATCAAAAAGAATACAGGTGCAGAAGAATTGAGAGCAAAAGATTTATTTACCTCAATTTGGTTACCGGACAACTTTATGAACGCAGTTAAGAATAACGATGATTGGTATTTATTCTGTCCTAACGACATTGTTAAAGCGGGTATCAAACCATTACAGGAGGCTTACGGTGATGAGTATGAATCAAACTACAACAAAGCGGTTGAACTTGGTTTAGGTAAAAAAGTGAAAGCACAAACAATTTGGAATAAAATTATCGAATCTCAAGTTGAAACGGGGGTTCCTTACTTATGTTCTAAAGATAGTGCTAATAGAAAAACAAACCATCAAAATATCGGGGTGATTAAACAATCTAACCTCTGTAATGAGATTTATCAATATACTGATGAGAACACCACAGCTATCTGTACATTATCGTCTATGGTGTTGAAAAACTTTATCATTAAAGGTGAGTTTGATTTTAAATTACTTTATAGTGAAGTTAGAAAGGTTGTTAGAGCTCTCAACAAGGTTGTTGATATTAATAGTTACTCAACGAAACAAGGTAGAAAAGGTGGATTAGAACAAAGAGCAATTGCCATTGGAACTCAAGGTCTTGCTGACGTATTTTTCTTAATGGATTATATCTTCACATCTGAAGAGGCGAGAAAGTTAAACAAAAACATTTTTGAAACTATCTACTTTGCGGCAATCACTGAGAGTATGGAATTATGTAAATCCGGAGAGTATAAACCATATGAATTCTTCAAAGGGTCACCAATGTCAAAAGGTATATTCCAATTTGATATGTGGGGATTAGATTACGAAGGATTAGGTAGAATGTGGGATTGGGACTCACTTAAATTAGATGTATCCAACTACGGGGTTTGTAACTCGTTATTCACGGCTCAGATGCCAGTTGCGTCTTCTGCTAAGATTACAGGTTCATTTGAAATGACAGAACCGGCTCACTCGGCATTATTTAATCGTCGTGTAGTTGGAGGAGAAATTTTAATTGTTAACAAATACTTAATTAACGATTTTGAAAAGTTAGGTGTTTGGTGTGAGGATTTAAAAAATGAGATTATTATGAATGAAGGTTCTGTTCAGAACATTAATTTTAATAATTATTTAGACACCGAAGACAAGAATTATAATAAGAAAGTTAAGAGAATTGAACATTTAATTCCAAAATACAAAACAATTTGGGAGATATCTCAAAGAGAACTTATTGATATGGCAGCAGACAGAGCACCATTTATTGACCAATCACAATCAATGAATATCTATATGTCTAACCCAACATTATCAAAGATTTCATCATCACACTTCCATTCTTGGGGTAAAGGATTGAAAACACTTTGTTACTATGTTAGAACAAAGGCGATATCAACCGGAGCTAAACACTTGGCTGTGGATATCTCAAAAGTGGGTCAATCAAAACCAATTGAGAAACCAACAGTTGATTTAACACAAAAACCAACTGATACTGAATTTGAATGTTTCGGATGTGGTTCTTAAAAAGAATATAAATCACGACTTAGGTCGTGATTTTTTATTTTGGGGGTATTTATAAAAAATAATGACGACACTATATTTATAGTTATGGCAGATGGAATTACATATGGTTTAACTTTTCCTTTCAGAGAATCTTTTGATGGGAAGTATTTAGATTTATCAGATTATAATGACCAAGAGATTAGGTCAAATTTAATACACCTTTTATTATCAAGAAAAGGTAGTAGATATTATTTACCGGATTTTGGGACAAGGTTATACGAATTTATTTTTGAACCTTTAGATGGTCCTACTTTTTCTGAAATTGAGGCGGAAATTAGAGAGGCTACCGGAGTGTATATACCCGGAATAAGAATAACGAATATTAGTATTACCGCCGCTTCTGATGGTGATGAAGATAAAGGTAGTTACATTAACGATAACGATGAAAGAATATTTCGTGTATCAGACATCTCAAATAAAGAACATACCGCAAAAGTTAAGATTGATTATACCATCACTAATGATGTGTTTAATAGTAGCGACTTTGTAATTATTAATATATAAAAATTATGGCAAATAAGAAAATTTCCTATACTACAAGGGATTTCCAATCAATTAGAACGGAATTAATTAACTTTACTAGAACGTATTATCCGGATACAATCCAAAACTTTAATGATGCGTCAGTTTTTTCGGTGTTATTAGATTTAAATGCTGCTGTAACAGATAACTTACAATTTAATATTGATAGAAGTATACAAGAGACGGTACTTCAGTACGCTCAACAAAGGTCATCAGTTTTTAATATTGCAAAAACTTACGGGTTAAAAGTTCCGGGAATGAGACCATCAGTTGCGTTAGTTGATTTTTCAATCACAGTTCCGGCTTTTGGTGATAAAGAAGATTTAAGATATTGTGGTATATTAAGACGAGGTTCCCAAGTTAATGGTGCAGGACAAGTTTTTGAAACAGTTTATGATATTGATTTTGCGTCACCAACAAATGCTGAAGGATTTCCAAACAGATTAAAAATACCTAATTTTGATTCAAATAATAAATTGTTAAATTATACTATTACTAAACGAGAAACTGTAGTAAATGGAACAACAAAAGTGTTCAAAAAAGTTATAACACCAAATGATGTTAGACCTTTTTATGAACTATTCTTACCGGATAAAAATGTTTTAGGTGTGACTAGTGTATTATTAAAAGATAGTACACAATATACTAATATACCTTCAGTTCAAGAATTTTTAGGTTTAGATAATAGATGGTATGAAGTGGATGCGTTAGCTGAGGACAGAGTGTTTGTAGAAGACCCTACAAAAGTTTCGGATTCTCCGGGAATTAAGGTTGGAAAATATATTCAAACAAGTACAAAGTTTATCACTGAGTTTACACCTGAAGGGTTTCTTAAAGTTACTTTTGGTGGAGGTTCCCAATCAGCTGATGAACAATTAAGAGAATTTGCGAGAGACGGATATCAATTGAATTTATATAAATACTCAAATAATTTGGCTCTAGGCAGTACGTTAAAACCTAATACAACAATATTCATTCAATATAGAGTAGGTGGTGGTGTAGGTAGTAATATTGGGGTTAACGCTATTACTCAAATTGGTACTGTTTCATTCTTTGTTAATGGGCCATCTGATAGTGTTAACACAACTGTAGTTAACTCATTAAGATGTACTAATGTGACTGCGGCTATTGGCGGGGCTAATTTCCCAACAACAGAAGAAGTTAGAAATTTAGTATCATATAATTTTTCAGCTCAAAAAAGAGCTGTAACTGTAAATGATTATGAATCAATAATTAGAACAATGCCATCTCAATTTGGGGCTCCGGCCAAAGTATCAATAACTGAAAATAATAATAAAATTATTGTTCAGATGTTATCTTATGATGAAACAGGTCGATTAACAGAAGTAATCTCAAACACTTTAAAAAATAATGTTGCAAATTATCTGTCAAATTATCGTATGATAAATGATTATGTATCAATACAAAGTGCAAATGTTATTGATTTAAGTTTTAATATTGATGTGGTGTTAGATAGTACTCAAAATCAAGGTACGGTAATTTCTCAAATAATAACTATTGTTTCTGATTATTTTGAACCAATTAATAGACAATTAGGTGAAAATGTTAATATATCTGAATTAAGAAGATTAATACAAAGTGAAAATGGTGTTATTTCATTATCAGAAATTCAAGTATTTAATCAAGTTGGTGGACAATACTCGTCTTCACAAACATCACAAAGATATTTTGATAGTGCGACTAAACAAATTGAATTGATTGATGAAACAATTTTTGCACAACCAAATCAAACTTATCAAATTAAATATCCAAACAAAGATATTAATATTAGAGTTAAAAATTTAAAAACTGTTAATTTCTCGTAATAATTTATTTTGAAATATAATGAATTATCTTTTAAAAATAGTGTATAAACTATTTATTTAAAAAGATAACAAATGTCAAAGTCATACAGAATAAGAACTAAGGTTGGTGTTGATACTTCTTTAAAGGTATTAATCGAACAAGAATTCGAACATTTAGAAATTTTATCCCTAAAAATATTACAAAGTGATATCTATACACGACAATGTGCCGACTATGGTGTGGTTGTTGGTCGTGTTAGTGTTAATAATGGATTTGGTCTTCCAAATGCTAAAGTTTCTATCTTTTTACCATTAGATAGTGTAGACCAAACCAACCCAATTATATCTGAATTATATCCATACAAAACATTACTTGATAATAATGATGATGGATATCGTTATAATTTATTACCTTATGTTAAATCATATAGTGCTCACGTACCAACCGGAACATTTTTTACTAGAAATGATGTTTTAACAAATCCAACTCTTATTGAAGTTTACGACAAATATTATAAATATAATGCTACAACTAATGAAAGTGGGGATTTTATGATATTTGGTGTACCTGTAGGTTCTCATACTATTGTAATGGATGTTGATTTATCTGATATTGGTGAATTTTCATTATCACCACAAGATTTAATTAGAATGGGGTTGGCAACTGAAGCTCAAGTTGCCGGAACAAATTTTAAATCATCTAATAATTTACGTGAATTACCTCAGATTGTCAACTTAACAAAATCTATTGAAGTTGAACCTTTATGGGGTCAACCTGAAATTTGTAATTTAGGTATTACAAGAACAGATTTTGATTTAAGTAGTGAGGCAAAAATTGACATTAGACCAACATCTGTGTTTATGGGGTCAATAATATCCGGACCAAATAGTAGTGCTGTTTCGTCCGGATGTAGGCCACCTAATAGGTCAGGACAATTGTGTGATTTAACGGTAGGTCCGGGTGAAATATTGGCAATTAGACAAACCATTCAACAAGATAGTAATGGAAGACCAATTTTAGAGAATTTTACTTTAGAAGGTGGTGGTAAAGTTATTGACGAAAATGGAACTTGGTTAATTGATGTTCCTATGAACTTGGATTATTTTGTTACTAATGAGTTTGGTGAACAAGTATTATCTAATGACCCTGAAGTGGGTATTCCAACAAAAGGAAAATATCGATTTAAAGTTAAATGGAATCAATCACCATCATTAAGTGAAACTACAAGACGGGCATATTTTTTAGTTCCAAATATTAAAGAACATAAAACTCCAAATATTGACGAATCATACGCGTTTAGTGTTGATTGGAATGATTACGCATATATTGGTGACCCAAATTTTAGTCAAATAATACAAGAAGCTATAGATTGCGAAGATAGATTTTATATGATGCAATATAATAAGGTGTATACTATCTCTCAATTTATTAGTGGTATAAGAAAAGGTAGTGGGTCTGAAAGATTTGTTGGTATTAAAAATATTTTAGATGAAACTTGTAGTGGATTAAATAATAGATTTCCAACCAACGATGGTAATTTTAAATTTGATATTTTATATATCATTTTTTACTTTTTTAGTATATTATTAACTCCTATATTTTTTTCGTTATTACTTTTATTACATATTTTATACTTTGTTGTTTGGATATTAAGAGTTTTATTTGTACCGGGTCTTATAATTTATTTTGGTATTTTAGCGATTAACGCTTTTGTTGGTGCTTTCGCTGTTGGTTTTGGAGCTACTTTTAGTGCGGGTGTTTTTGCTATGGGTCTAACATATTTGTTAGTGGTGGTTTTATTAATTTTAATAGAAGTACAATTGTTAAAAATAAAATTATCAGGTGTTAAGGTTCCTATTTTAACATATCCTGAATGTGATTTATGTTCTTGTAGTCCTGAATCAGAGGTAAATGAGGATATTGGTGCTGATGTAGGTGCTGACCAAGGAAATGATAACACTAATAAAGTTGTACCTTGTCAATCAATTTCATCGGATACTGATATAACTTCTATAACTTTACAAGAAGGTATCTTACCATTATTTAATATTGGAACATTTGAAATTCCTGTTAGAAGTCCAAATGACCCTGACGCTTATGCACCTGAAAGAGCTCAGGTTTATCAACAAAATTTTACCGGTCTTATTTATGATAATCAATATGGTTCTAATAATATTGGTGCTCCTTATATGAAATATGTTCTTACAGGTGAAGACGGAATTGCGTGTGAGAACAGATGGATTTATACTTTAGCAATACCATTAGCCGATAGAATAAATTTATTTAATGTTAAAGCTAAATATTTTAATAGTGGTACCACTAATCCGGGTGGAGGTGTCAATATAATTTCAGTAAATTTTGAACCCACTCAATCGGTAAAAACACATACAGATAATACAATAGTTATTTTGTGTAACAAAGAAACAATTCAAAGTTTAACACCAGGTCAATTAATTGCGTTTCAAGACCCAACAAATAGTGGTGATATTAATATGACCGGTGGAATTTTAAATGTTTATGGTAACAATGCTATTACGGGAACAACATTTACCGGTCAAACAAATATTACAATAAATTACTCTAACCCTACAGGTTCAGGTAATTTATCACAAACTTACGCTATCAATATAAGTGCTGATACGACAAATAATTTTCACAAATTTCCAACGGATGTTGAATATTTTCAGGTTATAACGGCTATGACTTATAATCAGTTTAGTGGTCAGTGTCAAACACAATTTCCAAATTCATTAAACCAAAGATATATTAACAATACAATAAAAATGGGTGAATCAGGATATGCTTGTAACTCCCCTCAAGTGGCTTATAATAATAATTTTAACCCATTAGATTTCATCGAAAACGTAAATGAAATTTGTGTTTTAATAATGAATAGAGGTGTTGACCCGTATACACCAAAAGTACCGATAAAATATGGGTTAGGTAGATTATTTGGTCGTACTAATTTAGATGATATTGTTGTTAGTGGTAATTATCATTTAAATATACCTATACAGGGTAAATTTTTAAATGTAAGTCATTTAAGTAGTGACTACCCATCAACAACGGTTAATGGTGTTACGGCAGGTAGTAATGTTGGTATAGATTCTTATACTAATACCAATCAACAATTATATTTTAACTCGTTTTCATATAAACCACAAACCGTAGAACTTTGGGGTACATTCACAGGTACAAGTTTGGGGGTTCCTTATGAATATACTGCTGTTACAAGTTCTAAGTATTCGGCGTTCACCTCCAATTTACTTAGTTATTATTCGAGTATGGATAATCGTTCTCCAAATAATTTTGTGGCAAATTGTGGTGGAATAAATGTAATAAATGTTACACGTCTAAATAACCCAAATGTTGCATTAGTGAGCTTAACAAATGGGATTAAAGTAAATCCCAATAATAAATTTTCTTGGTATATTCAGACAACAGGTCGTACATCGTGTAGTGCTTGTCGTGAATTTCAATCTAACACCACAAATAGAATTAGTTCACTCTACAAAAACCATCCAACAAATGTTGGACAAAACAGTCCTGCAATAATTGAAAATAAAGGTTATTTCCCGAATGAAATAGTTGAGGGTGGTCCTTTAATGTATACTAATATGAACTTAGGTTTTGTGGTGACAGGTCCAACAAATGTTAATAGTGGTTCATTATATCCTAGTCCTAGTAGTTGTGGAGGTGGTAATTCAGGACATAATTACATCTATAACACAAGTGGTGTAAAATGTGGTGGTCAATATTATTTTTATATAACATCAAATTATTATTCACCAATTTATGATACGACAGGTAACACTTTAAATTTTAGTTTAGGTTCAAATGATAATCAAATAGTTATGAGGGGAGATAGGTTACCAACCTCAACTAATATTGAAGAATACTGTTGTAATGCTATGGTTTTACAAAAAAATAATAAGTTTCAAATATTTTTAATACCGGAAGAAGGTGTTTTAAATATTACAAGTAGTCCTGGTACAACAGAAGGCGCTGGTAGCGGTGATTTAGAATATCTTTATGAAGATTTGGTTGGGTCTGAAGGTGTTGCAACGGTTTTTGAAACGTTTAGTTGTGGTGGTTCAGTTCCTTTAAGTTGTTATGAATGTGAAAAAACTGGTCCAAACGGTACTATCACTGTTAGTACAGGAAGTTGTGATGAATGTTTAGGTAAAAGTATCTTTGTAGGTGGATGTTATAAGTTTGTTACAACAATATTTTTATCTTTGGGTTGTGATATTAGTAATATGTTTGAATGGATTGCTAGAAATTTAATTATTTTAGGTGCTTGTCGAAACGTATTTTCACATAGATTTATAAATAATTGGGTTAATGGTGTGTTATACGCTTTTCCAATTAAAACTGAAGTTAGAGGATTTACTTCACCAACATCACCAACACCAAACCAACCTATTATTTCATATTGTAATGCTGCGGTTATATTACACCCCCAAACAAGAAATTTATATTATAGAGCAACACCTTATGATATAAGTACTAATGAATTTAAAACACGTGGTAATAGTAATGGTATGGGATTCCCAACAACTATTATGGATTTGGGTCCTAGAGCGGATTATTTACAAGAATTGGTTATGTCGGATGATTATGATGGTTATGTTGCAAATAAATTAGATTCATCATCATTTGGTACCGTTGATGATATATTAAATTTATTTATAGTAAGTAGATTTGTTGGTAATAATATTTTAGATTTAATACTTAAGTCTAACATTTTAGCTTATTTTTCTAATAGTCGAAGTAGTAAAGGTGCGGGTGGTGGAAAATTTATGATTGATGCGGATTACGCTCAATTAATCTCTATTAACTCTGAATTAGGTGTTGCACCATTTTTATCAAGTAATTATCCTGACGCACCTAATAGAGTTAAGGCTGGGTCTTTTGTTATTGGTGACCAATATAAAATTATAAAACTTGGTGTACCAACCCCAACAGATTTTACACAAATAGGTGCTCCTCCGGGATACGGTATCGGAACAATATTTACTGCTACTGGACCGGGTACAGGTGATGGTCAAGCGTTAGTTATTCCGGCTTTACAAAATCCAATATTTTTTGATTGTGATAATGTATTAGGTATTTTCTTCTCATCTGACACTCAGACGAGAGATTATATTACTCCCAAGAGAACTATTATATCTCCTTCGGCAACTACCCAAAGTATTTGTGCATTCAACAATTTTTCAGTATACTCACAAGTAGTTCCTCTATCTCAATGGAGGATAGGTACAGACCCAATTGATTATGATAGTAATACCGATTCTATATTTGGAAGACAATTTAATAATTGGGATTTTATTGTTAGTGGTGATTCAGTATTTTCTCATAGATATCAATCGTTAGATAGGTTACTAGAAACCTCAAGATATTTTAGAAGTGATAATATTAGTCAAACACAATATCAAAAAGGGTATATTTACGCTGTGGATAATGATGGATATATAAGTGCTGACCCTCAATATTGGAATGAAAATTCTGATAAAATAGATTTAGTAACCGTAGGTGCTCCATTCCATTTTTATTTTGGTTTGAGACGTGGGTCATCTGCTTTTGATAGGTTCAGAACAAAATGGATAAACACAAGTAACGTAACAAATTAATATGGATGATATAAGAATTGTTTTAGGTTCATTACGATTTAAAACATCGACCAATACAGATTTATCTATACCAACACCATTAGTTCAGAATTCAAAAAATTTACAAGAATTTGATAGAAGTGTTGATGTTAATCTTGCTCAAGTGTTTGATGATGAGAGACAAAAATCAACAACATTTAGACCTGTTTGTAAATTTCAATTATTATATGAAAACGCGTATACAGGGTCAACAAATTATCCCCCATTAGAGAATAATTTATATTATATAAATGAAACTATCTCATTGTTACAACAATGTAACGCTAGCGCGGGAGCAATTAGTTGGCAAGGATTTCCTCAATATCACGAGTTTGATTTTGTTCGTAGTGATTATGATGTTAGTGGTTATACTCAACCACCAAATAATCATATAAATTTTGTATCAAGAAGTGCTTCAACCTATAATTGGAATCATTTTGTTAGTTATCCTTATAAAAATTCATATAATAAAGTTTTAGAATATTATGATGGTGTAAATTCAATTGCAAGACAATGGACTATTTCAGATGGTATTCCGTTTGTTATCAACTCAACAAAGACATTCATTAATGGTAATAAAGTTATAAGATTTGTGTGTCCCGTTAAACACGGGTTATCTGTTGGTGAATTTGCTAAAATTAAAATAGTAGGTGCATCGATAAACACTAATGATACCTTTCAAGTTTTTGAGTTAGGAGATGGTATGCCGGGAACCGAAGAATATGTTTTTAACATTTATGATATTGGATATCAGTCAGGAAAATTTGTTTCAGGATATAATGGAACATTTAGGAGAATAATTAATTATGAAAACCCTGGAGATACAACATCAAAGTATTATGTATTACAACATAAATTATTAACAAATGTTAATGATGCTGTAATGGTTAATGCGGGGTTTGAACGAAATATTTTTGGTTCAAGAAAGAAATTTGAAAGTCCTGTTTACACCCCAAATAACAATAAAAGAGTTTCAATAAAAGAAGGTGCTCAATCATATAGTTTATCTTTTAATAAAGATATTGATGTTAATCCACTAAGGGACAATCAAAAAAGACCAATAACTGAATTATATATTACAACAATATGGAAAGGTTATTTTGGTTTAACATTAGGTAATTCAGGATTAAAACAAGGTTATGAATTTAACTTACCTTTAGCTCCAATATTAAAAAAACCTAGTACTTGGTGGTCGTCAACAAATTCATTATCTAATTTTGTTGATGAAAATAATCAACCATATCCTTTAGGTACTTATCAAACTCCATTAGGTGTATTACCAAATGGTCAACCAATTAATTTTAAATATGTTTTATCATTAAAGGAAGGTGATGTTGTTGATGGTGGTATTTATGAATGGAATGATTATGAACAAAAAGAAAGATTAATTAGTGAAATTTCACATAAATTTACTTTTAATACTAATGTTTTTGATATTGGGTGTGGTAATGAGTGTTTTAATCAATTAGGGTATTATTATCAACCACACAATAAGATAACTATTAGGTCTTTTTCTGACTACATAGAAACGGGTAGTATTACAAATATTGCTGATGTTCCGGATTATTCATATTTTTCGACAACTTATAATTCATTTATTTGGAGGGACTTATATACCTATGGATTTAAGGATGGTAGTGGTAATGGTGTTGATTACCCATTTTTAAATGGAAAACATTATCCATATAATAATTATATTTTTAGAATAATACCTGAAGGAACTAATTATATAGAAAGTGTATTAAATAATTACGCCACTCTTTTTGGAGCGGCACAACCAATAACTGACGATTGTGAATAATAATAGTTATAAATTTACTTTACCAAAAGGTGACGACAAATATATCAATATACCAATTGAAATAAAATGGGATTTTATTGGTCAAGACGATGCCGTTGAAGAATATCAACAAAACGTCGTTGAAGAAGTAATTGGGTTTCCGGGAGATTTTGAAGTGTTAAGATTTGCTCACGCACCATATGATAACGAAACCAAAACTGATATTAAATATGATTTTTATTTTTTTAGTTTTAATGGAGGTGTTCCAGTAAATCCGTCAACACAAGTTTTAACGTCCACCGCTAGTAATTGGGTGACTAGTTATATTCCTGAAGGGTTTACAGAGATTGATATATATTATTATATAAAACCTTTTACAAAATCTTTTTTTAAATTGGATTTTTATGATACTAAAGATACTATTACACAAACTAATTATTTCACAGTAATATTACCTGTTCAACAAGGTAATACTACTGTAGGTGTTGTCTCATCATTATTACCACCCGTTAATATTAAAATTCCATCATTTAAATTAGATTATGTTGGGGACAAAGAAGGGTTCTTTTTATATTGGTTAAGAAATACAAAATTTTTAGATATTAGTAAATTTTATATGACGGCAAAATTCTTTGACGCTAGGTTAGGGATTTTTGTTAAAATGATGAATACACCTCAAGTACCACCAATTATACCTTCTCCTTTTACATTCAACCCGGAGGATTATTTTTATTATGAAGTTAGGTTAAACTATAATGAAAAAACATATGAGGTTTGGGATAATAATAATAGAGTTGGGACGACAAGTTCAATAAAGTGGTATGAATATATAAACCCATAATATGACAGAGAGAGATTATCGTATTAAAATATCACCTGAATTTATAAGTGGAGACATTTTTAAAGTAAGATATAACGCAGGGACTATAACGGGTACCGGAATAGTTAATAAGTGTTGTATTATACCTGCAGAAACCTTTAGAATTGATTTGACGGGAACATCTTATGTCTATTCATCAATGACGGAAGTATTATCGGGTGGTACTAATACAACTAATATTTCATCCGCAACAACTAAGCCGGGTACATCGTTATTAACTGGATTAACAATACCTATATTATTAACAGAAACCGTGACTGATATTGGTTATTACTCTGTGTTTGATGGTATGGTGTTACAACAAGACACTATGTTAAATTTTGTATTCTCGGGTAACAGTATTATACCTAAACGATGTTATTTTTATAATACGATAGATATTGAATTTAAGAAGTATTTGGAGTTTTCAACTTATAGAATAGATTGGGGTGATGGTTCAGTAAGTGCAATAACTCCGACAACAAGTTCGATATATCACGACTATAATAATTTAACCGGTTATACCATCACTCTATCAGGAATGAGTCCTTGGGGTACTAATATTATTAAAAAAACAATTACCACACCTTTTACCGGAGTAACAATTTCAAATCCTAAAGGGACTGCTTATTTTAAACCTGCCGGTGGTAATTGGGTTAACACTTTATTGTCATATGATTATATTTTTAGTGGGGATGCAACTTGTGACGCAACATTAAACGATATTAATTTATTTAATCAGATTACAGATATTCCATTTTTAATTACTGGTTATACAACCTCATCATTAAGTGATTTAAAACAATATGGTACAACATTATATAAACCGGGGGTAAAGGTAACAGGTAATACCGATATGGTTGGTGTGTTTAGTGGGGTAAGTCGGGATGGAATGTATACTGCCTATACAATAAATGATATTGATTATTATGATTGGTCAGATGGGACAACAATTTTTGTGGTAAAATCATCAGGTTTAACCTCAGATATGTTAGTTTGTCAACCAATAGTGAAAAATGATTTATTAATGAACATAATTGACGAGGCAGAAGTACAATCCAACATATTCATCGAAAGAGGAAAGAACTCAGCTCTTGAAAGAGTTGAGAGATTAGGTGAAGTTGATAACGTGGGTGATTTGGTTAAATATGGGTATAAATTTTTTAATGTGATTAATAGTATATAAATTCTTTATTTTGATATTTATAGTTATGGAAAAAAAATGTAGTAAATGTAATATAGTTAAATTAATTACTGATTTTAATGTACAAAAAATTGGTAAATGTGGTGTTCGTTCATATTGTAAAGAATGTCAAAAGATTCAGAGAAAAGAATATTATGATAATAACAAAGAATTAGAATATGTTTATCAACTTAAATACAGAAAAAATAATCCTAATTACAATAAAGATTGGCAAAAAAACAAAAGAGAATATGACATATTATTTAGATTACGTGGTAATTTAAGAGCTAGATTATGTAATATTATTAAAAATAAAACAACAAAAACTTTGGATAGTATTGGGTTAGATATAAATGAGTTTAAAGAGTTTATTGAAAATAAATTTAAAAATGGTATGTGTTGGGAAAATTATGGTGAATGGCATATTGACCACATACTACCGTTAAGTAGTGGTAATAGTGTTGAAGAAATACTACAATTAAATCATTACACTAATCTACAACCATTATGGGCGGAAGATAATTTAAAAAAAAGTAATAAAATATTAATAAATAATTAAAAATGGCGGTTGGAACATATGGAACGATAAGACCTGCTGACGTAAGTCCGGCGGATGTTGAGATAATTTTAAATTATACACCATCAAGAGATGAGACAGATAATTTTGTGTTAACAAAGTTGGATGCGTTGTCTATTTTAAGACCTTACTATAATAATGATACCACAGGTGTAAACAATGGTATTGAGATATTAGGTGGTTTATATAATTTAAAACTACCTGCAGAACAATTTAACCAAATTGGTATTTATACTTTATTTATTAGGCCTGCTCAAATTAGAGCAACAATATTAGATTGTGGTGTTTTATCCGCACTTCCTAATGTTAAAGGTTTAATTTTTGACTTAAATTCTGTACCGGCAAATTTTAGAAATAAATTTGTTAATCAGGGATTAGTTGGATTTAGAATTGAATATTTAAATTCTGATGGAACTAAAATACCTAACTTCTTTAGAATTATTACATCATCATTCTTTTGTGAACCGGTTGTTCAAAATTTAACAAACTCATCACAAAAAGCTATACGATACAAATATAGTGATAATAATACTAATTTATTATTCTGTACATTAACTCCGTCATCGGCGCCAACAAATAAGCCAAATGCTACACCATATATTGGACAACCAAATCAAAATGTGATTATTACCAATACTTTCTTTAATCCAATAACTTTGGATATTGAAATTGGAGAACACGATTTCTCAACATTGGCAATTGCTCTTTATGGTAATCAAACTAAATCAATTGATGATGGTATCTACACATTATACGATAATGCTAATAACATATACAAACAATACAACTTATATGAAATTAGAGACCAATTTAATGAGTTATTGTATGAGGTTAGACAAGACAGAGGAAATAATATTGATTTCAGTAAAAACTTTACAAATATAACACAATAATGGCGAATAATAAATTTACTTGTCCACCACAACCGGCAACAGGTGCGGGTACATTCTCAGATAATTTAGTTGGATTCCAATTAGTTGCTGGAGGTGGTTTAACGCAAGGTAATTTTGAGTTTACCACAGGTATTACTGAAAAATCAAATAGAACTTTTACCACAGGTGCGTTTTCTAACCCTATCAATTTAGAAGGTTTAGGTGTTAATAGTGTTGCTCAATCAAGAGCTATTTTTGAAAATAATTTTAAAGTTTACCCTAATTTTGATTTAACTCAAGTAACTAATTTTACTTCATACGGTTCAATGGTTAAGAGAATGTCAACGTCTGTTGAAACCATTATTAGTAAATTCCCGGCAGCTTTAGAAGTTACCTTTATGGATGAAAATTATTTAACGGGTGCAACCGCTACAAATATTTCTTATGACCCAATAACTAATGAAACAAGTATTAATTTAAATGTTTCAAGAATTAGAAATCCTTTTGATATTGATTTCACGGTTAATGCGACAAGAAATTTAGAGTTAAGGGAAGTTCAAGTTTCTCCATTGAGAAATATGACCAAAGAATTTACTAAATACTCCTTATTTTTAGGGGGTATTGGTTATGATGTGACATACATTATCCCAACAACATCTTTAACGACCGGAACACTTACTTTAGTTATTAATGGTGATGTTTTTTCAGGGTTAACAGAAATTTATGATGATTTAGTTATTAGACCTAATGATTATGAGGTTAATAGAGTTTTTAATGAAAGTTTAGATGAGGTTCAAAGATTTTTGTTAAATAGAAATGTCACACCTATTTATACGGCAACCTTCCAAGTACCAAATGAAAATGATGATGGTACATTCTATATTCAAAACAAGTTAGTTACTTGGCCTTTGTATGGTAATTGGAATTTAGATATATTAACTAATTCTTTCACCACTTATCTTACAACATTAAATGATGTTAGTGTTTCGTTTGATGGTTATCAAACAAATCTTGTTTCTAGATTCTTAACCACAGACTCTATTAAAGAATTTGATACATCTGACCAAAAAATTGAAAAAATACTACAAATATATGGAAGAAGTTTTGATGAAACTAAAAAATTCATCAATGGTTTAGCATATATGAACTCGGTTAATTATAATACCGGTAATGACATTCCGTCTCAATTATTGAAGAATTTATCTCAAACATTAGGGTGGTCAAACAATATGTCGCCAATAACTAATGATGATTTTTTAAGTTCAGTTTTTGGTCAAAAAAATGTTGATAAATCGGCGTTTAGTGGTGTGGGACAATCTCAAACTCCGGATGAATTAAACTATCAATATTATAAAAATTTAATTCTTAACTCGGCTTATTTGTTTAAGTCAAAAGGTACTCGTAAATCAATTGAAACTTTAATGAGGTTAATTGGTGCTCCGGATGCTTTAGTTGAGTTTAATGAGTATGTTTGTTTGGCTGACCAAAAAATAAATATGTCTGATTTTGACTCACAATACGCTAGTATTTCAGGGGGGACATATTCTAAAATATTACCTACATTAGAAAACGGTTATACTTTTCAAATTCAAGGAGTTACATATTCAGGGTTTACAACAACTACAACTCTTCAAGGTGTTAATTTAACAAAAGAAGATTATCCAATTAGCGATACAGGATTTCCTAAATCACCTGTAAATTCTGAAACCTATTACTATCAAATGGGGGCCGGTTGGTTTGAGTCAACACCACAACATAGGTCACCGGAACAACCGGATTTAACTAATAGTGTTTTTACAGGTTCAAATCCAAACTATCAAACAAAATTAGCACCATTCACATATGGTCAAGAATACTTGAATGTCTATAGAACATTCCCATTTACTGATTTAGGATATACTTTAAGAACTGAGATTGATAATAATAAATCTTGGGTTGATACTGAAATAGGTGATAGAAGTAATTTAGAAGGTGGGTATAATTCGTTATACACTACCGATAGTGAAGATTTAGTTATTAATGTTAAAAACATTGATTTATTTTTAAATCCCGGACAAGGGTTATCTTACGATGTTTGGTATATGTCGAGAGAATTTAACTTCCCAATTGCAAATGAGGGATTAGGTTACATTGCTCCAACAAGATGTAATCCAAATCCTGTTTCAACATATCCTCATAGAGGAGGTGTTGACTCAACAAATATTAACCCTCAACCAAGAAAAGAAACATTTTTTGAATTTGCTCAAACATTTTGGAAAAATACGATTAATGTTAGAAATAGACAATTTGCAACAGATGGTGGGACAAGTGGATATCCAACTCTTTCATCAATCTATTGGAATTATTTAGAATCAGAGTCTTTAGCTGGTATTCAAAACGATAACTTTACATACAAAACAATGATTGAGTATGTGAATGGTATGGGGGATTATTGGATTAGATTAGTTGAACAAATGATTCCGGCAACAACTATTTGGAATACGGGGGTTAAATTAGAAAATTCAATTTTCCATAGACAAAAATTTGTGTGGAGAAGACAAAGAGGTTGTGAATTAGTTCCTATTCTTTGTGAACCTTGTAAATTCACGGGTAGTATTTATTTAAGTGATTGTAACGCTTGGTCAACATTATGTGAGAGATATCCTGATAGTGTTTTAGAGTTTGGAAACTTCAATAATGTTTTAACTGATGTAATTAATCAATGGGCGAATCCGATTACTGGACCTATACCTGATACTAGTGGTTGTTATTTTGATACCATTAATAGTACTTGGTTTGTTGACATAAGTATTAATGGTGTTAATATTATCCAATACCCATTTTTTAATGGTCGTGGGTATAATTCACTTACTTGTGGTACTGATACATATCCTACACAATCTTTAAGTAGTGGTCCTTGTCCGTCATCTTGGGAAACAGCTTTAACTAATTGTTTACAACAGATGATATCTTTAGGTTATGACTATCGTTATGAGTATGATATTAATGATGATATGGATTCGGAACTAACAAAGGTTAGAATATGGGATACAAATTGTTCATCAAGACCAATACGTAGAACTATACTAATAAGAGTTGGTATAGAATTTACAATAACTTGTCAACAATAATGAATAAACTCTTCAATAACTTGTTAAAAATAAATAAATGAGCTGTTTTTTATCATATACATCAAGCATAACCGGAGATTGTAGTAATACAAATTTAGGTGCGTTTACCATAGAAATTGATGGTGATACCCCTAATTATATTATTCAGAGGTTATCACCAACAACCGGAACAACATCATTAGGTGCTGGTGTCACGGCATATACTCAAACAAATTTATCGGCAGGTACTTATTCGTTTAACATTATTGACAGTTGTATTCCGGATAATACGGTTTTACCTGTAAATATTTACATATCAAGTGGTACTTGTGTATCAATAACTGACATTAAAAACACTGTATGTGATGCGAATAATGGGTCTTTAACTGCAACAACAAGTAATTTTTATGGAGAGTCAATATTTTCATTATATAATGAAATCACCGGTTTAATCTCAACAGAATATCCGGGGAGTAATTCTTATGTTTTTAATAATATACCTTTGGGAACTTATTATGTAATTGCTAATGATGGTGGTGGATGTACGGGAAAGTCAGAAAGTGTGATAATTAAAAATTCTTCAAATTTATCTTTTGGTTTATATAAGGTTGATAATGCGGGTTGTGCGGTTGATTCAGGAGGTAAAATATTTATAACTGGTTTAACGGGAACTCCACCATATACTTATTTATGGTCTAATGGTAGTATTGAGGATAATATATCGGGATTAGCCGAAGGGACTTACTCTGTTACGGTAACTGATAGTAGTAAATGTTCTATAAGTAATACCACAGTTATTAATACCGTACCAAAAGTTGCTTTGGGTGCTCTTTATTTGACACAACCAAGTTGTTTTACGGCCGATGGAGAAATCCAAATTGTTATTGTAGGTGGAACGCCACCATTTTATTATTTAGGGTCAAATGGGGTAACTAATGTTACATTTGATAGAACGGTTACTTTTACAGGGTTAGGTCCGGGAGGATTTACTATTCAAGTAACAGATGCGGGGTTATGTAATTTTACCACATCAACTAGAATGTTAACACCTAAAGGAATGTCAACTGTTTCGGTTGGTATCACAAACTCAAAATGTAATGATTTTTCGGGTGTAATTGGTCCTATTAACGTTTTTGGTGGTACATCACCTTATACGTACAGCTTGACTGATTCTGATGGAAACATTAACTCCGAAACAATATACTCAACAACTTGGTCTTTTGATAGTTTATCTGCTGACACATATACATTAAGTATAACTGATAATGGTGGATGTTCATTTACAAGTGCATATACTATTAATAATGTAGTAATATATGATTTAATTGTTTCTACAACAGGAACTACTTGTGATGGTGATAATGGTTCTGTTAAATTAGAAATTACTTCAGGGGGGACACCTCCTTATATCTATAAAATTGATGGAAATTCAATAACAACATCGTTAACATCGTATACTTTTAATAATATTTATTCAGGTAACTATATTGCTAGTGTTACGGATGCTTTGTTATGTAAACAATCGACACCATTTACAATAGATAATTCAAACACAATTGATTTCCATTTATTAGGTGTTGATTCAATAAATAATAATGGTTCAATTACTGCGTTTATTACTAACGGTACACCTCCATTTACAATGTATTTTAATGGTGACACAGTAGGTACAACTGTTATGACAATACCTGATTTACCTGCGGGGGATTATGATGTTAGAATAGTTGATAGTGCAGGGTGTTCAAAATCAAAATTAAGACCAATTAGAGGTTATACTGAATGGCAGTCAACGGGGTATTATGCTATTTGTAAAGGTAGTTTTAATCAACCAATAATTCTTAATTCTAGTATTAGACAATATTTTTATGAAGGATATAATGAATTAATTACGTTCAATAATACCCAATATGGTTATACTAATTGTGTTTTAACAGGTGCTACATTTTCGGCACAAACAACTGTTGGTAATTGTGTTCAGTCTATGATATTTTACACTAGTGAAGGAATACTTGATTATCCTTCAGATGGTGATTGGTTTACAGCAATTACAACATTAATAGAATCGTGTCCGCAAATTGGTCCGGGTAATGTTGATATTGACTCATTGACTAATACTATTGTCGTTACAACAAATTGTGACCCAGAATCATTGTATAATTCAGATGTTTTAGTTGAACTTAGAATTGATTACCAAGTAGAGTGTGTTTGTCCTAATCTTACACCAACACCAACACCAAGTTATACACCTACCCATACTCCAACAATGACTAAAACACCTACTCTAACACCTACAAGAACTGCGACACCAACAATTACACCAAGTCCGACGGCGACTATTGGTAGTACACCTCCGGTAACTCCTACTCAAACTCCAACACCAACATTAACCAAAACTCCAACACCGACAGTAACAAAAACTGCGACATTAACACCAACAATGACTAAAACTCCAACTACTACTCCTACTAAAACACCAACACAAACACCAACACAAACACCAACAGAAACACTTAAAAAGGCTTACTACGCATATAAAATATGTGGTAAACAACGAGGTCCTGAAACGGTTGTATTCCAAGATATAGCAGTAATTCCGGGTATTGTTGTAGGTAACGTTATTTTTGATAACGTACGTAAAATTTGTTGGGAATTGGTGGAGATTTCTAATAATTTAAATCAATTACAGAATAATTGGGGTGGATTATATCTTCCAGGTTATTTTACAAATGTTTCTTTATTTCAAGGAACTGCAACATTAAAACCTTGTGAAGAGTGTGAAAAGGCTGCTAATGTTGTTGAACCGGTTTCTGATTGTACAATATCTTTAAGAAATTGGAGTGATTGTGCAAAAGCGGATACTAAAGGAGAAATATTTATTAATGCGGTGAGTGTTTATTCATTCAATGAAACGTTTGATGCGAATGTATATCTATCAACATTATATGTAAACAACGGTGATTTTGTTAAAATTGTTTTAACTGCTCCGACTAATAGTATTATAACATTATATATTGAATCTGATGCCGGTTCAAATACATATACTATTGCGAACGAAAGTGATAGAGTTATAGAATTTAGAGTTGAATGCGGTAAAAAACCACTAAAAATAGATATTTTTTCAACTTGTAGAAGAAGTAAACCTTCAATTACTTTATATAGTACATCGTATAGTGAAGAAGGTGTTCTTCCAGTAGTTCATTATTCAACATCTTGTTTACAAAGTAATACTTCACCGGCAATGACTTGGATTTTAAATAATTTTAATGGGTTATCTGTTATTAGTTTTGAAATACTTTGCGAAGATTTAGATGCTTCAGGTAGTAGTCCTGATGGTTACTTTGTTCATTGGTGGGTTAAGGATATAGACCCGATTCAATTAAATATTGCTGCCGCGGGTAGTTGGACTAGTGCTACTGTTCTACCGACTGATTATCCTTCAGGTGATGATGCTAATGGATGGAACGGACCTTGTCCTTCGGGAGTTCATCGATATAGAATACAAATAACGGCTAATTTAGTAATTGGTGGACCTGCAGTTAGTAATTACTCAACATTTACAGCATCTTAACACCACCATTCTGTTAAGAAATAAAAAACCCCTCCGTTAAAGAGGGGTTATTTTTTTTTACCAAATTTCTTCTTGTCTCATATGACCTAAGACACAACAATAAGCGTCTGTTTGGTCGAAGTTTTCTTTTTTTAGAGTATTGTTTCTTGTGTATTGCCAAGTGATTTGAGGTTCTTTCTTGGCGATTAAGTCCCATATGATTAGTTTCTTATCAATGTCTTTTGGTAGACCACCAAATAAAACAAACTTACCTTTATCATTTTCTTTAACTAATTCAGGGAAGGCGAACTTACGAGAGTTATATGTCGATATGAAGTCAGGAACCACCCCTAAAACATCGTAAATTTCTTTTGTGACTAATGTGTTAAACCTTAATAAAGTTTGGACTGTATAGACGTTATTTGAGTTTAATAGAGGTTCCTCAATAATAACCTTAGTGATACCCATATCTTTGTACTCTAAAAGTTTGGTTCTAAAGATTTCACCTTTAAGAAGTAACTCTTTCATTTTATTTTCTTCCTTTGGTTTTGGTGTTGGTGAAACGTGAGTTAATTCTAATAATTCTCTACTTTGTATGTCAAATAATGCCCAACCAATAGTTTTGGTGGAAACATCAAGCCCTAAAACTTTAGGGCTTTCCTTTAATGTTTTTTTCATAGGTTAAAAATCAAATTTTACTAAAAACTGTTGAAGTCCCTGTCTTTGTACAGGTGATTGTAGCTTTGATACAATCATAAGATTAAATTCATTGTCGTAAAGACCAATTTCTGAAATATACGGTAAGATACCTTGAGACCAACTTGGATTTGATGAATTTTGGAATTCAGCTTGACCAAGATTTATTTTGTATCTCATTTCATAAATTGTTGCTTGAATGTCAGTTTCTAGTGACCCATAGAAATAATATTCATCACCAAAATTAAGTGTTTGTCCTGTTTGATTTAAGGTTGGTAATGAAATAAAACTACTTAAAATATAAGGGGGTGCACTAACATATAAATCATCTGTGATTACAAATGTGTTTGATGTTAAACCACTTTGAGTAATATATCCGTTAATAGTAGTTGCACTTAATTGATTAGTAAAATTAATTATCTTCCATCCGTTTGATTCAGGTCTTCCACCGTCCTCAACTAGTTGACAAATTATTTGAAATGTATTTGCAACAAATCCATTTGCGAGTGTATTACCCGTGATTTGTTTTAAACAATTAAATTCTGAACCAAATCTAACCGCAACATTTTGAGACCCCGGTGTCCCACAATCTACGTTTGGACCAATTATACTTGAATAGTAGTTACAATGTAATGATTTAGTTGCTCCTGATGATGTGTTAGTTAACAAATAACTAACATACATTGTTTGATTAGTTCCGGACAATACACCCTTAAAACTTGATTGGTTTATACCACAACTATTAGGTACAACTAATGATGTTGTTGCTGCCGGTAAAGTCCAGTTACGGTTTGATTTGTATGATAGTGAGGCGATTAATTCTTCATCATCAATTACAATAATTTTTTGGTCAGGGAATACCTTACCTACAGGATTAGGTAATCCGTTAGCACCGCTTGGATGTGTATCGTATAAATAATAATAACGAATACCCGGTACATTCATATCACTATTTTTAGTTGATTTGATATAGTGAGGTTCAAATAGTAATGTTGTAGTTATCTTAAAGTTGTCTTGAGGTGGAACAACATAAAATGTTTCACCATAACAACATTCAGGGTTTTTGTGCCACATTAACCAAGGTAAGTGTAATTTAAAGTTTCTAGCGTCACCGGTAATATCTTCAGCAATTGTACCACTGATAGGTTGTTCTAATGCAAATTTTTCACCATAGAAAAAATCAATTGTGTTATTTGTATAGTGAATAATAGCGATAGCTTTTTGTTCTTCAGGGGTCACGACAATCTTATTATTTAATGAATCGTAATAAAACACAGAATCTTCAATGAGACCATCCATATCTGTGAAAGTTTGACCACTACTAGTCATATAACCTAAGTATTCTTTAGTCCCAATATATGATTTAGACCCAAATGATTTATAACCTTGTACCGCATTATTTCCTGTTTCAACTAAACCTGCTGGATTTTCTGACCAAGGAATATTCATATTCCAAACTTTAACATCAAACTCGTCTGTATTACATATTGATTCAAAATTAATTACATCTGTGTTCCAATGTTGTGTCGGAGTAATACTATCATATAAATCCGCCATATTTGGTGGATAAATTAATGTTCTTGCGTAAGTACACGCTGATAATATATATGAATAGTTTGGTGTTACTCTATCTAATGTTATTACATTTAAACAAATATCTACAATTCTGTAAGTTAAAATATTAAAACAACTATTAACATTTACAAAAGTATTAACCACCGGTGTTGGAGTACACCCAGTTGGGGTTGGAACACAACAAGTTGAGGATGGTGTAGGTGTTGGGTTAGGAGGTAGACACGCATCATATGATGGTGTAGGTGTTGGAGTTGGAGTAGATGTTGGTGTAACAGGAATAGGTTCAGTACTACAAGAAATTGTATTACCGTCAAAATAAATTGTAATTAAATCACCTTTAGCGGGTAATCTAACAATATTTGCGTTACAACCTGAGTAAATTATTTTAATTTGTGTTCCACCTGTAACTGTCGATATGTCAACAACATAGTTGGAGTTTATAACATATTCACTATCAGTATACGCACTCCAAGATGATGTAACTGATGAAGAATCACCACTAAAAAATCCTCTCATTGTGGCTCTATTATAGATTGGTGCGACAGTTGGTGCTGAAAATGGGATACCATAAGTATTATTACTATTTGAATCTACGTAAATAGGGTATTTAACATTTTGTTTATTTAATTGACCCGGTGCCGAATTTTGAGAGTTAAAATTTGGTTCTAATATATTGGTATTTGCAATGTTATAAGATGTTCCGGTTAGGGTATTATACGAGACTTCACTATCACCTATTTGGAAATATGAAATATTAAAATTACCTTGAGATAGTTTTAATCTAGCCGTATCGGTTAATCTTGTACTAATTAATGCTGATGTATTTTTAACTATGTATGCCATACTATATAAATATTCTTTTTTTTATTATTAGTTAATTTTTATTGAACAACAATTACATCCGCTAATAACCGCATTACCAATTGAAAAGGTATCGTTACTATATCCGACAACACATTTTCCGGTTGTTGTTTTATCAACTCTAGATGTTGTGTTTATTGTAATTGTATCATTATTGGTTATTGTTAATGAACTCCAAATATTATTAATGTCTGACTGATAAATAAATTCAGTTTGACAACCGGCTGCGGTGTTTACTGATGTTGTATTACCTGTTACCGTGCTATCTATATTTATGTCAGTTGTATTTTTTGTTAATATAGTTCCTGTAGTTAAAATTGATGTTCCACTTGTCGGTGATGAATAAAAACTATTAGTACGGATTAAATCAAATGTTATTGTTGCTCCATTAGGTAGTGGTGGTGTTACAACTACATTTGTTACAAATTCATTAACTGTTGAAATTTCATTATTTATTGGTGTTGTTGTTGTTGTACTTAATGAAATACTATATGTGGTTAATTGTTGAGCACTTTTAATAGTTTCAGTACTATAATGAGTATTACCTAATGAATCAAGTACTACTAAACTATAAATTCCGCTACATAAATTTGTAAAAATAGAGGATGGAGAATAAGTAACACCATTATCTATCGAATAACTAAATGGAGGATTTTCTAAATCAACGTTAAATATAATACTACCATCACATAGACAAGTAGGGTCATTTACGCTTTTGTTAATATTACGGATATATGTTTCAAAACAATCACCTATTTTAAGTGTTATATCATCTAATGGTCTCCCACCAATAGGACTCCAATTTAATGGTGGATTTGAGTCACTTGGGTCATTTGATAGAATAGTGTTACCTAAAACACTAAAGTTATTTATTATCCATTTATTTAAATCCCAAGTTATTGTTATTGGTGGACTTGGAACAGGTGGTGTGTCGGAAATCCAAGAAGGGTATCCATTAAAAATTCCGTTTGGTATAAAATGTTGACTTTCAATAACATCATTTCTTGTTCCAGCTCTTGGTCTAAATGACAAACAAAATGATTTATAATCAATTGTGGTTGGTGTCGCAATTGTTACAATGTTACCACAATATTCGTTAACAACAACTATTGAACCGGGTATACCTGTTGTTTCTATTGTTACACCGGCAAGTAATATATCTCGGTCTATATTTTCCGCATTAGTTAATGATGGGTAACGCAAGGGTATAGTTCCATTAACTTGATTAAGGTAAATTGTATATGGGCCGGGCGATGTTGTTCCGGGTACTAATGTTATTGTATAGTAATATTTTGTTGTACTCATAATTATCCGATTATATATGTTGATGATGAATATGTAACATTTCCACCTGAATATCTGTATGCTAAAATTGCGTTATTAAAATTAGTGTTTGCACTATAATTAACTATGGGTGCTGACCATATTTCAAAATCATTAAGGTTGAGTGCTCTAATATAATAATTGTATAAATAATCTGTATTATAAAAAGAGTTGTAATCCGTATATCGAATACCTAAAGTATTATAATTACATAATGTTCCCGAAAAAGAAGGTATTAATGTATTACTTACTCCGGAAAATGGGATAGTATTTGTAGTCCATTGATTAGTTTCCAATAAACCCGCAATAGTATTTGCTGATACACTTTGAACAGAAATGGTCACTCCTTGACACCAATAAAACGGGTTGGTATAATAAACTCCAAAATTTAAAGTATTAGCAGTATAACGAAATTCTCTATCAATGTATCCTAAATTTTCGGTTCTACCAGTTGAATAATCATTAGTCCTGTTAACAAATGCGTCGGTTAGTCTAAGACAATCAATGTCACAAGATGTTACTGATGAAAAATTATTAGATATAGTTTCAGCGGTTATTCTAAAGTAATAACTACCACTACTTGTTAAACCAGTTGTTACTGTTGAAGATGGGTGAATATATATTACTTGAGTACTTACGTTTTCTAAACAATTATTAGACGTATTTTGAGATGGTATTTTACAAAAAAAATTTCGATAATACAATATGTTTGTTGTTGATGAACTACCTGAATAGTTACTTTTAAGAAAATTCCAACTATTATAATATGCTGATATTACAGTTGATGAACCCGTTATATTATAAACACCTTTTGACCCAACACCACCAACAAAAGTTTTTTCATATTTTACATTATTTGTGTCAGTTGCACAATTACTTGTTGTATTATAGAAAGTTGTATCAGCACATACATTTTGATTAATATAAAAATCTGTAGATTGAAAATTGACAGGATTACTGGTTGGATTTGAAAGTGATATACCAAAAGGATTGCGAGAATTTGAGGGAGCTTGATATGTAGGAAAATTGCTGTTGGGGGTTGCATAATATTTAAATAAATCACTTAATTCATAATCTGAGGTATTACAACCTGAAATTGAAAATGTTATTTTATTTGAACAACCACTATTCGTATTAACAATACTTGACCCAATTATTTTATATGGATTGGTTAGTAAACAACTTGTACAATCATAGTTAGTTAAACAAGTTGAGAACAATTCCCATACAGTATCATTAAATGCTGGTGTAATGGTAATTAAAATATTGTCATCATTATTCACAGTTAGACCTGTTAAACAAGTTAACTTAACGAATGGACTAGCTGTTGCCGCTGATTTAGGAAAAGTAGTCGCACTAAAATTATTTGCATTATTAGGTGATGAATTATTATAACCAACCACAAAATCCTCTAATACAAGATTATTGGTTCCATATGAACTACCACTAAATTTAATTGTAATTCTGTCAGGGTTTTGTGACCCCAGAAATCTCCAAGCAAAAAATTTAGTTGATGAGGATATTTTATATGTTAAATTAACAGGTGTTGGTACATTCCCATTAAGAAACTTATAGTCTATAAAATGGTTATAATAGAGTTGGTAGCTAAAATTAGTTCTATTACTACACGACAATGGTTGTATAATTGTTGAAGGTAAACAATTACCACTAAATAATACGTTACCAGTACCACCCGTATTTGAGAAAGTTATACCGCTTAATTTAATCTTTTGAATAACCGGAGTATAAACACCTTCGGTTACAGGTTTTGCATTAATACCTGTGAAAGGATGAGGAATCATACCTAAGGTAAGGAAACTACCTGCACCTGATGTAAATTCTAATGTTGTAGTATTATTAGGACCATACCAATTTATTACATAATCATTAATATTATTACAAGTACCTGTTAAAATACCACAAGATAATTTTGTGATTGTCGTTGAGGAATATTGAGATAAACCTAAATTACAATTACTACATATGTCATTATTTTGAATTGGTATATCCAAACAAAAATTCTCTATAGTATCTTTAAACCCTAAACTAGTTGTTCCTGTTGGTACAACAATAACATAAGGACAAGTTGTTAATTGAACAAGTGTTGCGGAAGAAAATGGTGTTGATGTATAATCACTATTTAAATAGATATCAAACGGCCCATTTGAGGCATTTGTTAATGATATACAGGTTGATGCTGAAAATGTTGCTGGCATATATTTTTTAAGTTAAATCAAATGTGTATCCTGACATAGCAGTTGGAAGACAGTTATTAATATCTTGTTCCACAACAGTCACGTTAAATGTACAATCCGGTGCGATGTATAATTCACAAACTGTGGTTGCTGTAAAATCCCCCCAATAATCGACTGTGGTTGCACTATAAAAACCATTACCTATACCACCAAGGGCTGGTGACTCATTACTGTTGTTATTACCCCAAGTCCAAGTTGTTGTATATGGAGGAGTTCCTCCTGTAATAATTAATGATACTTCACCATCATAAGAATCTGAAGTTGTAGCTGCTGAAGTAACACATTGAATACCCACCGGTAAAATTGTTACTATTCCACATTCATTTTTATATCCAACAATAGTTGGTGTAGTTACAACAGGTGGTGTATAACAAGGATAAATGTATTTTGTACATAATTCACAATCAAAAGCTGAAAAAACAGGTGTACCAATTCTAAAATCGTATCCTAAATTTATGGTTGAATTACCACTATATGATACACAACCTGAATAAGAACCAATAACCAACCCATATTGTGTTCCGACAGTTGGTATAAATCCTACCCAAGATGGTGTAGTTGTTGCACTTGCAATTGCAAAAGGTTCTAAACCACCACAACACGGATTAAAATAATGGATAATATCGCTCATATTATATTTCTTTTTTTATAATAAATAATCTAAACTTTGATTTTATTAAAATATAATTGACATTTGTTTTTAATAAATGATGTGTTGGGAGATATTTATAGGTATGAAACTAATAAATACAATATCAAATGTTGTTACGGAAGCCAAAGAAGCTTATGAACTTGCGTGTGACAGAGGTGTTCCTGAGAAGGAACTTGATAGATTAGAAAAAAACTACTATGAGTCTTTAAAACTTCTAAGGATATATGAAAATTTGGGTAAGAGAGAAAATAAACAATCTCAATAAAGATTATCGTAAATATATTGACTACAATCCAAATCTTCCTTTTGTTGCGTTATAGTTTTGTAATACTTCTTGAGATGAAAGAGTTCTGTTATATAGTCTAAAAAGATAGGCTGAATAAGAAGTTCCATTTGCATAGCTGATAGAGTTAAAGGCTGGTAGGTAATTATGATAATCACTTGCGGATTGAGTAACCTTCAATATACCATCTACATACAATTTAAAGGTTGTTGTGGTTGTATACTCTGTCGTGATAGTGTAGTGGTGTAGCCCTCTGTTAGTATACCAGTTGTAGCCTGTCAAGTATCTATAGGCGTTAAAATCTGTTGATGTTCCACAAACAAAAATACTATTGTCATTTGAAATATGAAATGATACGTTTTGCCCACCGTAAGCCGCAGTTCCTTTAATTAAATTATTTATGGTATTAGTTAAGTTGCTTGTATCAAAAATAAAATCATATGTAAAATTACTTGTAGTTTGTATGTTGTTTGTTCCAACGTAATCATTTACACCATCCAAAATAATTGCTCCACCCCTAGCAGAACTAAAAGTAGGACCATTTATAAGTTCTCCATTATTTCCACCACTAGATAAATCATTCCATATAGTAGAACCACTCACATATGATTTTGTGTTGGCTGCATCTAAATACAAAATCAACCCATCTGTCACTACTCTATTTAATATTTTTCCTGACATTTTATAAACCGTATCTTGTTCTTGTTGCGTTATAATTTTGTAATACTTCTACATCTGTTAGTGCTCGATTATATACTTTAACATTTGAAATATTCCCACTCCATACTTCGTTAGATATTGCTTGATTTCCTCCTATTCTGATATCTACTGCTGTGTTAGGGGTTGGGTATAAAGGTGTAAAAATTCCTGATTGGGGTTGGTTATTTACGTAAATTGTTACACTAGGTGAACTAATACTTCCTGAAACTGTAACTGCAAAGAAATACCACGTATTTGCGTTAATTGTTAAAGTTCCGAAGGATTGAAATTCTCCAGAAGCATTACTGGTATAGTATTTTACAATTCCACCATCTACTCGAAGTAATGAATAGATATTCCCCCCAACAACATTTCCATATATTCCGTACAATGTTTTAAATCCAGTAATAGTATTTGGTTTAGCCCAAACATTTATTGTTAGGGGTACCTGTAACCCTGTTAATGATGATGGGGTTCCTAAAGTTACATAATCATCCACATTATCAAATACAATACTACCACCATTCCCACTATTAAAAGTTGGCCCGTTAGTTAAAATTCCATTATTTCCAATTCTAGATAAATCATTCCATATAGTATTTCCACTCACATATGATTTTGTGTTGGCAGCATCTAAATACAACACCAATCCATCCGTTACGATATTTCCACCACCTTCCGCTGTACTCATATTATTCCATTGGCATATCTTGAGACCATTCTGATGTTGAAAGAATTATTACTATTTCTTCATAAGTATAAGGACCTTCTTTAGTTGTTAAGTTTTCAACACTTGTAGGTATTCCTTCACCATCCCATTTAACAAATGTTTTGGTCTCATCTACTGATTTTCTTACAGTATCGATTGATGTTTCACATACTTGTGTGAAATCTATTTGATTTAATTCAGTTACACTGAATATCATAAAATGTCTGTTGTTATAATCCATATCTTCCTTTAGTTGCGTTATAGTTTTGTAGTATTTCTTGTGCTGTTAACATTCTATTATATAACGTATTAATAGAAATATCACCCACAAAATGAAAATTATCCGAAATATTTCTACCTATTCTAAATAAATTTGGGTTACCAATCATAATGCCAATATTAAGTGTGGTAATTAATGTTGAATTTACATATATATTTGCAACACTACCTGAAATACACGCAACAGCATTGTACCATCTATTTATACTTAGTGTATAGTCTATTATGTAATCTAATACACTTCCTAAGGTAAATGTTAATTTTGAACCATTTATTTGAAGTCTATATCCATCATTAGTGTTTGAATCGTGTGAAAATATAACATTATAAACACCTATTGTAGTTGGTTTAAACCAACAAGACATTGTGGTACCACTATTAGCATTGTATGTATTAACCAAATTACTTACATAACCTACGGTACCATTAAAAGTAACTGAACCTAAATTATTTGTATTATAATTAGTAACACCACTTATTACATTACATACAGTTTGATTACGAGTTAAATCATTCCAAGTAGTACTTCCACTTACTATTGATTTTGTGTTGGCGGCGTCCAAATAAAAAACCAACCCATCCGTTACTACTCTTGGTGAAAAATTAAAAGCCATAACTTATATTGCTCGTATTATTGTTTTTAAAATCCAACCCGATGTGGTAGCGGACACTCTTATTAATGTGTTATTTCCTGATAAGGCCGTTGAAAAGGTAATACCTGAGGTACTTCCGATATTGTTGGTTGAAACCTCTGTAAACTCTGTTGTCCCGGTTGTCCAAATAGACATTATATTACCAGCTCTAGCACTTGTATTACCTGAATTTATTACGGTATAATCTATAAACGCACCCGTGTAAGCACTTGTAGGTATTGAATAGATTGTATTTGTACCGGCAGTTAGACTTATTCTTACGGTAGTATTTAATGATGGTGCTAAATAACTACCCATTAACATTGTATTATCAGAAAACACTTCTACAATAGGTAACCCCGAAATATCATTTACACTAAATAATGAACCCACAAGACTATCTGATACGCTAAATAATTCACCATTTGAACCCAACACACTGAAAATAGGTGAAGTTGTTGAATTACCTGAACCAACTACCGTAACTATACTTTGACCTGTACCTGAAAAAGTTCCTGTTATTGCAGATAAACTACCATTAAATTTAGCATCTCCATTATCATTAAAAAAAATATTTTCAGTATTACCACTATTTAAAATTGAAAACGCTTTTGAACCTAAATTAAGTCTGGAATTTTTAATAGTAAATCTTGAATTATCCGTGTTTAAACCACCAATATTAAATGACCCAGCTTCGGTAATTCTGAAAGTTTCAACCGTAGTACCACCTACAACAGTTGTCCCAAAAAGTTCAGGTCTCGCACTAGTATTATTTTGGAAATATAACCCACATCTAACATTACCATAATTAAGAGTAGCCGCTTGAATACCTGATATTGCACCACTTGTGAAAGTTTGCATAAATGTGATAATGTTTCGATTAGAAACATTTGGACCATAACTTGTACTTCCATCACCATTTATATAAATTCCGGGAGTTGTTGGTTGAAAAGCACCATAAGCTGTAGCACCTGTGTTGATAAAAATACCACCAGCTTTATTGATTCTAAAAAACTCATTATCATTAACATCTTTTAGATTTAAAATATAGTCTGTTGTTGCCGATAATTTAATATCCAACATAGCGATTGGAGTTGCAGTATTAATACCTGTACCTGAAAAACTATCATAAATTAAACTATTAGTTAATGTTGTTCCGGATGTAAATTTAGGTATATAATTAGTTGTTCCGGTAATAACAGGTGGTGGTAAATTTTGATATGTTGTTGCCGATATTGTATTAGCACTTAAACCATTTGTGAATATTGTTGGTCCTGTAACAGTACCTCCTGTAAATATACTACCACTACCTGTTTGGAATATCCTCCAATTCGAGTTAGCACTTGTATACCCACTAACGCCTTCTATATTGGAACTTGTCCACCCACTTATAAATGATTGTCCGGCAGATGAACGACTATTAACAACGGTTGTATAATCAGAATAAGTTACGGCAGAAAATCCTGTAAGACCGGTTATATTATTCCATAATGTGTCATAATTTGGTATTACATATTGATAAACTTTATCTGTTTCGTGAACATATACCATCATACCCAGTCTTCTTCTACCTGAAGAAATATTGTCAGAATTTAATGTTAGATAATCCGGAGATAAAAATGTTCCATTACCTTTTGTATATCGAATAGGGATTGTATTAGCAGATAATTGAATTAACGATGGATATGATGTTGCGGTTAAAGTTAACGACAAATCGGATAGGTTATATACTTCCATATAACCTCCAACATTAAGATTAGAAAAATTAGTTCCAAAAACAGATGTTCTTGAAACGGATTGTGGCGTTGATACTTGAACGCTTGATATTGGATTTTTATAAGGTACTGCCATAATAATAAATATTATGTTTTAGTATTTCCTTTAAAGAATATTGAAGAGGATAAAGATGGTGGTGGAACCGAACTTGGTATTAAACAAGATGGGTCAATCCAAAGAACTCGATATACGTTTGATGGTATTGCGGCTCCACTTGAAACAACTACATTCGCAGCAACCAATATAGTATCAGGTATTGCGTTATAAACGACATCAGTTGAACAAGGTGTGTTATAACCAATATCTACCGTCATATTATTCATACTACCACCAACAGCGTTTAATGGAATCCAAAGTGTATAGAAATATTGAATACCGGTATTAACTTGTGACGGTGAAAGTTCAATAGTGTTAAAAGTATATTGGTCTTGTGAACATCCAAAAGTGTCTGTCGTTGTACCTGAGGTTTGTTTAATATATCCTTTTAATGTTGAAACATTAGTTACAAAATTTCCACTACCTCCGGTAAATCCTGAGTAATGGATATAGACATTTAAATTGTTTGAATAACCACTAATTGATGGAACACCACCATTACCCCAACCTAAGAAACTAGTGGAACCACTACTAAACATATAGTTACCTAAATTAGTTAATGAAGTGGTATCTTGTGGTTCAGGAACTAAATAAACGTATGGGTCAAACACATATGGATATGTGGATGTTGGAGTTATTGTTGGAGTTATTGTTGGTGTTGGAGTATATGATGCGGTAATACTTGGGGTTGGTGTGTTTGACGGTGTTAAACTAATAGTTGGTGTAATACTTGGTGTTATTGTAGGTGTTATACTAGGGGTTGGTGTAGGTGTTACGTCTATAGCACAACTAACATCCGATGATGCCGCGTAAATACCTGAAATTGTTGTTTGAACTAATGTAAATGTTGATGTTGATATATTATCAAGACGATAAACCTTACCTGTTGAATATTCAAAAAGGTAAAGATTATTATTTTTTGATGATAATCCATATACACCTGTAATTGATGGGTTAAGAGTTACATCATATTCAAGAGTTCCGGTGGTATAATCATATTGAGTTAAATATACGTTACCTCCACCAACATTTGAAACAAATAATTTATCTGTTAATGGAAAATAAAATAAATCACCACTAAGTATTCTACCGGTTCCGGGTAATGAAAATTTATTAGTTATTGTTGGAATTGTGGTTGATATATTTACCTCAACAACAATATAGGATGAACCAACTGTTGCTCCGGTTATTGTTGAAATTAAAACATTCTCGTCTTTAACACATAATCCTGATAAAGGTTTTGACGGGTATAATATTCTATTATAAATTGCGACAAATGGTGTTGGGTTAATATAATATTCTGTAATTTCTTGAGGGTTATTAATGTCTGTAATCCAAAATTTATTACTATTGTTTGCAATATCACTAATTGATGGTAATGATGGAAACGTTAAAAGAGTTAACGTATTAGTGTCAATGTTATACTTAAATATATCCGTACCACCTGTGGTAACATAACTAGAACAATCAATAATAACAGGTGCAATATTAATACAATCAATAACTCTAAATCGTTCACATCCGTCTGATGTTATAATTTTAATTCCGACAGCGGGTGCCATATCAAAAGGGGGAGGTAACACAATTTCTACTGATGCGGGAACCGGTGTATTAATTTGCGCGATATAACCACAATTATTTCCATAGACATCACATACGTAAATATCGTATGGATAAGTTAAACCTGTGATACTATTTAGGATTATTGATGTCATATGTTAACAAAGAACTACTAAACCTGTTGAAGTGGTGTTAACGTTAATATATGCCCAAGGTAAAGCTGTAGAGCCAAAACCACCGTAAGATAATGATACGGTAACTGAAGCAGGATTTGACGGACCACAATAACCTGTATATGGTCCTCCAATACCAACATTAAAATCGATGTAAGTGCCGGGACCACCTGTTCCGTTAGTTGTGATGTAAACGTCGTATGTAACACCAGGAGACCAAACATTATTTAAAGTTGCATCCATAATATAAGTAAGATAACCTGGATTGGCTGCGATTGAACTACGTCGATAGCAACTGTTAGGTGTTCCTTGTATTTTCCACCAATAATAAAATAATACACTAAATTGATTTGTTTGTTTTATAGAACTTACACCTCTACCTTGTGTTGTTGTAACATTTGTTGGGTTACAAATATCTGTTGAACTACTTGATGATGGTGTCATTGTTGGTGTTAGAGTAGGCGTTTTTGTAGGTGTTTTAGTTTGAGTAGGTGTTACAGGTGGTGTCGAACCAACAGTAGATGTTGGTGTCTGTGTTGGTGTTTTAGTCATTGTTGGTGTCTGTGTTGGTGTTTTTGTTGGTGTTGATGTATGTGTCGGTGTCATACTAGGAGTTGGTTTAACAATATTCTGACATTCAATACAAGCACCTTCATCATAACTATAACCATAAGGTCCTGTAGTAATATTAATTGTATTTATATTTCCGTAGTCATAATCCATACCAAGATAAAATATACATCTTGAGTCCGTAACACCATTATTATTAACTGTGGCTCCAACTACTAAAAAGAGTTCAAAAATATATCCTATTGGTATTCCTGTGACATTACTACAATAGTAAAAATCACCATTATAGCAATCTTGGAATTTTAAAACACCCGGACAAATTATTTGACCTGTGATAGCTGAGAATATTGCAAATCCTGAACCATCACAGTTTCTAGCGATGTCCTTTGAATAGAAAAGTCGTCTACTAAAACTATTTGAATCAAATTCTGTAGGTGTTACAGTTGGAGTTGGTGTTGGTGTAGGTGTATAAGTATAACCACTGGCATCAATACCAATAATCGAACAAAAATTAGTCGCACTTGGTGTAACAGTTTTTGTTGGCGTAACCGTTTTTGTTGGGCTTGGTGTTGGTGTAGGTATAAATTCACAATCAAATAATGCGGTAAAATCTAACACATCACAATTTTTTGTAGGTGTTGGTGTTGGAGTAAGACATATTCCGCTAAAAACATAAATGTTTGATAAATCAGGACAAGAACTAACACAAGGGTATTTTCCCGTTAAATAACAAGTACCACCAAGTGTATCAGATAAACACCAATAACTTGTTACTCCTGTATAATAGTATATAGTCCAACCACTTGTCTGACCCGTCCAGTAAGAACGACCATTATAGGTTCCCCCCGTTATGTAGTTATCATCGGCACCTACTAATCCGGTATTTTTTATACAATATGTAGAACTACAAGGCATATTAAATTAAGATATTTGAAATTGATGTGCAACCATTATTATCAATAACTTTAAGATTAAACGAACCTTGTCCTTCCATAATTGATGGAACCTGAAAATTATATGGTAATGAAGATGATGGTATTGTGTTAATGTAAACACAAGTTATGTTAAATTCATCACATAGATAAACATTAAAGGGTGTGGCACCTGATATGTTGTTGATATTAATGTTTGTTGGCATTTGTTTAAAAGTTATTATCATAAATATAGTGTGATTAAAAAACTAATAAAGTTTTGATAATAATAATTTTATTCGTATATTTGCATTTATGTCAGATGATGCGGAAATTTTATTAGAAATACTACAAGAAATACTCGGGGATTCAAAACTTCATTATGAATCTAAAGGGCAAATTTCATACAACTGTTGCGAGTGTGACGAGGGTAGAAACAAAGGAAACCTTGAAGTAAATTACTTTGAGCACGTCTGGAAGTGTTGGAGTTGTTCTGATGAGAACGGAACTCACGGAACATTAGGGAAGTTAATTGACCGATATGGTAATAAGAAACAGAAAAAAATCTACAACCTACTCCAACCTGAAAACCACAAACCAAAAGAGAAACGAGTTAATAAATTAAAACTACCCGAAGGGTTTACCAAATTCAAGGATAGTAGTTTGGTTTATCCGGTTCGTCGTCAAGCTTATAACTACCTAACACAAAGAGGAATCACCGATAAGATTATTGATAAATATGGAATTGGGTTCTGTGATAGTGGTGCTTTCTCCGGTAGGATAATAATTCCTTCTTATGATAGTAAGGATGTGTTAAACTATTTTATTGCCCGAAGTTGGGACCCGAATAGTAGAGCCAAATACAAAAATCCTGAAGCTTCAAAAGACGAGATAATCTTCTTTGAGAATACAATCAATTGGAATGCCGACATCCATCTTTGTGAAGGGGCGTTTGATGCAATATTCCTACCCAATAGTATTGCTATGTTGGGAAAACATATGTCTGACTTATTACTTAACACTTTATACGAAAAAGCGAACGGGAACATAATTATATGTCTCGACGCCGATGCGTGGCAAGACGCTGTTAAGTTATTCCATAATTTAAATGGTGGTAGATTATATGGTAAGGTTAAAATAATAAAATTAACAGGTGATGCTGATGTTGCCGATTTAAGGGGTGACATCAGTAATTACTTTTATAAAATGAAATAGATGAATAAATTAAAAAATGTTGCAACTGAAATATTGGATATTTTAGAAAAAAGACGACAAGAACTTGAATTAACATTTGTGGAAGACACTCATACTTACACAATGAAAAACTCTAAAGGTGAGTTAAAAAGTGATTGGCCTTCGGTGAGTAAAATTATGAAGTTATTTTACACAGAATTTGATTCTGAAGGGATATCATTAAAGAAGGCAAACGGAGACCCCGAAGTTCAACAACAATTATTAGATGAATGGAAAGCTGCCGCAGACTACTCAATAAATGTGGGAAGTAGAACTCACTTTTTATTAGAAAAAAAATCACTTGAACTCTTTGAGATTGATAAAGAGGTTAGACAACCAATTTTTGATTGTAATTTTGAACAAATATTAAAAAGTGATTCTATGGTATCTGCCGGAACTAACTTTTTAGAAACTATGAAAGAGCGTGGCGCGTTATTATTGGATACAGAGTTAATTCTTGGGGATGACGAACTTGGTTATACAGGTGCTCCGGATAAGATGTGGTTAATTGAAAATAAAGATAAAACTGAAATTGGTATAATCTGTACGGATTATAAAACCAATAAACCAAAAAACTTTGAAGCAAGTTATTTCACAAAAAAAATGAAATACCCTTTTGAAAAGTTAGATGACACGGCTCTCGGTCACTATTCAACACAATTACCATTTTATTGTAAGTTATTATTAAAAATGTTGAAAGGGACTAAATATGAAAACATTAAAGTGTATGGATGTATCATAGTTCTTGTTAAAGATAATGGAACATTTGAAGAATTCAGAATACCCAAGTCAGTTCAAGAGACCATATTAGATATGGATATGTCAAAGTATTTGACAAAGAAAAAAAAATAAACTAAATTTAAAATAAAAATATATGGCGGATTTATTAAAACCTCAAATTGATTTGAGAACACAACCTACATTAGTATGTGAGGGATGTGGAAGTATCTACTTCAAAGAAGTTGTTATGATTAAAAAAGTTAACAAATTGTTAACAGGAAGTCCGGAAGACACTATTGTTCCGTTCCCAACTTATCGATGTGACGATTGTGGTCACGTAAATGAGGAGTTTAAATTATTTGATAAGTAATATGATTAAGAAACTAGTTCATTTTAGTGACTTACATATACGATTATTTAAAGACCACGACCTATACCGAGGTATTTTGAATAATATGTTGGAACAATTCAGAGAGATTGGTCCGGACAGGATTGTATTCACCGGAGATTTAGTACATTCCAAAAACCAAATGACACCCGAACTTATTGAGTTCGTGGCTTGGATTCTTACGGAATGTTCTCAGATTGCTAAAACCATTATTATAATTGGGAATCACGATTTTTTGGAATCCAACTCATCAAGATTGGATGCTCTAACACCGGTGATTGATTCATTAAAGAACGACAATATTGTTTATTTGAAGAACAGAGGTGAATACGAAGACGATAATGTTGATTGGGTGGTGTATTCATTACTTGACCATAACATTCCACCTGAGATTGAAAAAACGGGTAGATTGAAGATTGGATTGTTTCACGGACCAGTTCAGGGATTAACAACTGATATTGGATACAAATTTGAAACCGGATTTGAAACCGATAAGTTTAACGGGTGTGATTTAGTTTTATGTGGAGATATTCACAAAAGACAAATTTTCAACATCCCGGGTGGTAAGAAAGCATATATGGTTGGTTCAACAATCCAACAAAATTATGGTGAGACTATAACCAAACACGGATTCGGAATTTACAATTTAGAATCAGATGAATATTCATTTGTTGATTTGGATAATCCAAAACCTTTCCTATCATTTAAGATGAAATCATTTGATGATATAATAAATGGAACCGAGAAACTAGTTAATGGTGGAAATTAAATTAACGCATACTCAATTAAAATCAGTCCAAGAATATTGTAAGTTAAACAATATTGAGGATGTGAATAAGTTCATAACCAAATGTTATACCGAAGGGTTTAACATTAAGAAATATGGATTACTTGGTGATGATTCAGAAAAAACAGGTGGGATTGAAGAAAAACAGGTGGAAATTGAGGTTATCAAAGAAATCCGGGTGGAGGTTCCAGTTGAAGTTGTTAAATATGTTGAAGTCCCCGTTGAAATAATTAAAGAGGTTGAAGTCATCCAATATGTTGATAGAGAGGTGATTAAGGAGGTGCCTGTTGAAATAATAAAAGAGAAGATTGTAAATGTTATTCAAGAAGTCCCCGTCCCAAATATAGATAAAATTGGGGACAAACCTGAACCAAGTGATAAGATGAAACTTCTTCAAGAAACTTTACAAAAGTTAAGAAAAGAATTAACAGAAAAAAATTCAAGGATTACAGAACTTGAAGAAATAAATAAACAATTGGAATCAATTAAAGTCAGTCAAGGTGCTGTATTTCTTAAAGGTTCCAACATAAGTGAAACAATGTAATATGATACAATTAATTTGGTTACTAGCGGCATATGGAATGTCAAACATATTGGTCTACGGGTCAATATTTCAGGGATTAAGAAATGGAATAAAAGAGTGGGGTAATAGTATGTTACCTTTTAATGGGGTAGCAAAATTCTTTGGGGATTTACTATCTTGTATGATGTGTACATCAACTTGGGTTGGTTTTTTCCTTTCAATTGTTTATTATTCACCTTCAACCTCATTTATTGGGACACCGGGTTGGATTAGTTGGTTCTTCGATGGACTAATTGCATCAGGATTTGTGTGGGGTTTTAACTCCATAATTGAATGGTTTGAAGAAAATAGACCAACAAAAAATTAAATTATGAAACAGACATTAGGTGATTATGTAATTAAGTTTTTAAAAGAAAAAACTGAAACAAGAAAAATTATTAAATGTGATGATTTTTTTCAATTGGTAAATGATATGGGGATTAGTGATGATAGTGATGAAATTATTAATATTATAAATTACTTAGAAGATAATAATACTGATATTAATTTTCACGATGCTAAAACGGGTGATTTTTATCGTAGATTTAGAAATATTGAAAAAAAAGTTCAGTTATCTAAAATATTAAACGGTACTAAAACTGAAGTTCAAAAATTAATTGAAAAGGTTGATAAAATTAAAGTCCAAGAAAGACCTGATTGGTTGGAAATGTATAAGGATGATTCAACGGATGAAAAAATAGAAGAATCCAAAATGAAGGTTTCAAATGAAAATCCGTTCCAAAGGATAACGAATATGTTAATACAAGAATTAAAAGAACAAGTTGAGAATGAACCGGAAGTAACTTTAGAAGAGATTAACAACAAATTAAATAACAATTAAATAAAAACAATTATGCCAAAGTCAAAATTACGTGGTGGTGCAAAGGCACACAAAACAAGAGTAACACACAGAAACAACACAATTAGAGGGTTAAAGAAAAAAGCTCAAGCTGAGTATCAAGAAATGTTTGAAAAAACTATGGAAACTTTGAAGGCTCAATACCAAGATGAGAACGGTGAAACAACTGAATTAACTGCAGAAGTTGTTGATGATGTGACCAACATAAATGTAACCGATGTTGAGGTTGTGACACCCGAAGTTACTGAATAGTTAAAATAACAAATGGACTTATTTAATCCTGCGATTGAATACAATTATACAATAATGGAAGACCTGAATATTGTAAACTTGGATAATCCTTACCTACAGGTTGTATGGGAGGATTATGCCGAGAATTTTACACAAGAAAAAATTAAGAGTGTTCGTCATTACTTCCAAAAGAAGTATGATACGACTAATGTTAATGTAATTACAAAGACAAAGGTTGCTCAGGACACCACACATACCGTAGACATATCCTTTAACATCTTGGATGAGAACTATCAATTGGAACTAGTTCGTTCATTCTTGGAGTCAAAAGGGAATATGGAACATTACGACGATATCTACCAACTTAATAGTGTGGTTGATAACAAATTGTTGCAAGACCAAACCGATGCCACTCCGTTTAAGAGATGGTACATTAAGAACATCGAGTTCTCAAACTTTTTATCCTATGGTGAGAATCAGAAGATAGATTTTGAGAAGTGTGATGGTATTACGGTTGTAGAGTCAAACCCACCTAACTTTGGGGGTAAGACGGTTCTAACCGTGGACTTACTAATGTTCTTATTCTTTAATGAGACAACCAAGACATCAAAAGCTGAGGAGATATTTA